CGTTTGTTTCAGTTGCTTCTTCAAAATATGCAAATGATCAAGCCGTTATTAAGAAGATCGAAGGGTCCGGATATGATGGAGGTCTTAAGTGGGATTCTCAGCGCGTAATGTATGTTCTCGATATGGACAACTTGAAAGATGGCTGGGAACTACTTGAACTTTCTTATTCTCAATACAAAGAGCTTGAAGAAAGAAAAATCAAACTTTGGGAGAAGAATCTTAAAAAGGATAGAAACATCTCCCCATGCCCTATTTCTTCAATACAGGCAAATTGTGTCTTAATAACCAAGAAGACAGAAAACAAAAAGACAAAATACTTGTTCGATATTGATCGCGATATTACAGAAATTACTCAGGATCAATTGAGTTCATTGCTTAAGATGCCACGTATCCCAGATGTGATTTATCGTTATACAAGATTTCATTTGGAAGCTACAATAACTTTCTTGAAGCAGTTTGAAGAAAAACTCAACATTGACGTTATGAGTTCTCCTGAAATAAAGGAAGTTATTGAGAAAATCAGCCTGGAACTTCCGGCAGATGATAAGTCTCATTTTTCAACCGATAAGAAAGATACTGAAGGTGGGGGCGATGCCAGTGATGCAATGACAATTGATGATTTGTGGGACTCGTATGACGATCTTGTCAAAAACGAGATTAGTGACAAATCTGAAGAGGGATTAAAATTCCGTGAAGACATTATGGACTTCATCGAAGACAACAAGCTCACTACCAGAACAAGAGGAAAGTCTAACAAAGAATTGCTGTTAGCGATTGACGATGAACTTGCCGAAATAAACGGTGATGATGGAGACAAGCCGAGTGATAAAGACGTCATTCCAGCAAAAGAGCCTCCAGTAAAAAAAGAAGTTCCAAAAGAAGAGCCTAAGGTTGAGGATCCTCCTAAAGTTGAGGACAAAAAAGACGAAGGTGAAGACACTGAGAGACAATCAGTAAGAGACCGTAGAGCTAGAAGAGAAGCTCCAGTACAAGAAAAGGTAGCCGATGAGGAGTCAGATGATGCTCCAGCAGCAACAGCTTCTGAAACTCACGAAGTTCCATCTGAAAGAAGACGCGCAAGAAGACCACGTTAATTATAGAGATTGTTATTTATTTGGGGTATGGAATGTTCTGTACCCCATTTTTTAACCAAAAAATATGGAAGCAAAAATACTTTTAATGAATGATATGCACATTTCAACTGATAAAATAAGTGATTTTGTCAAGAATTGGAATGAAGCATTGGATATATGCGAAGAACATAAAATTTTAGATCTAGTTATTGGCGGAGATATATGGACATCTCGCGCTGGGCAATCCTTAGGTGTTTTAATGGCTGTAAGGACGTGTATTTTAAACACTACAAAAAAGGGAATACATCTTACCATTGCAGAAGGTAATCATTGTAAAGAGGACTTAGAATCGGTTATAGGGTATAGCCATTTATTTAGTGAATATCAAGATGTTGATGTTGTTGATGATTGGATGCTACTAGAATATCCTCAATTCAATTTTTATGTAATGAGTTACTTTCCAGAAAATGGAAGCTTCCCTGATAGGATTGCTGAATTATTGGAATCTGAAGGGAAAGAACATAATGCTGGATCAGATATACTTTATATTCATGAAGGAGTAGCTGGAGGGTTAATTACACCGGCACCACATGAGTTGCCAGCAGAAGTAGTTAAAGACTTCAAATATGTTCTTGTGGGCCATTATCATGATCGCAAAAAGATTCCCAATACAAATGTTCAGTATATTGGGGCTTCTCGTCAACATTCTTTTGGAGAAGACGAAGAAAAGGGGTACACGATAGTATATGAAGATGGGTCTCAAAAATTTATCAAAAATGAAGTGAATACCAGGTACCAGACTATTGAAGTTGAATCTGATCAAATTAATGGTAAGTTGTTCGATTTACTTGGAGAATACAATGCTTCTGGGAAATACAAAACTCGTATTCGTGTTAACTGTAGCGATAATGAGGTACTTGCGATTGATAAACAAAAGATTATTGATGCTGGAGCTTCCAAGGTAGAAATCATTACGGCTTCCAGAAAGGCTGAGATCAAATCTTTGGATATGGGATTTAAATTTGATAGAGACGGTATTAAAAAAGAATATGTAAAGTTCTGTTCTGATAAATCCATTAAGGATATTGATTTTGGAATCAAATATATTGATCAAATTAAAGCTATATAACAATGTGGGGATTACGAAAAGTAAGCGCAGAAAATGTATGCGCGTTTAAAAAACTGGAATATTATATCAATCAAGGTCACTGTACATTGATATTCGGTCACAATGATGATAACGACTCTCAGAAGTCAAATGGATCTGGTAAATCGGCTCTTATAGAATGTATTTCAGTAGGAACCACTGGAGAGATCCTAAGAGATGCTAATGCTGAAGAAATAATTAATGACAGTTTTAATGATGCAACTGTTCGTTTAGAATATGAAAATCCTTCTATAAACCAAATTCTTGTTATTGAGAGATTTTTTGAAAGAAAGAAGTCTTCCGTTGTTAAGTGTTATATTGGGAATGAAGGAAACGACCCAGAGCCAATAATTAAATCTAGTGTTGATGAATATAATAAATTTATATTAGACACACTCGGACTTACCAAGGATGATATATTCCATAACTACATCTTATCTCAAAACAAATTCAAGAGTTTTTTAAAGGCTTCAGATAGTGGTAAAAAAGACATTATCAATAATTTCAGTAATGGAAACAAAATTGATGAAGCTATTGAACTTCTTCATGTAGATATGGATCCAGTTGTTGATATGTTACATGAAGCCGAAGAGAAAACTTCAAAATATTCAGGAAAGGTTTCAGCTATTGAGGAACAAATATCACTTGCTGAAGAGAACGAAAAAATTGCGTTTTCTAACAAGCCGTCAAAAATTTTAGAATTAAAAACTAAAATATCCGATGAAAGAGGTAGTATAAGGCTGAATAAAGATAACATATCCTTTAATGAAAATCTTCTTGGTGGTATAGACATTGCCGAGGAAGAGTTAGAGAAGCTTGAAGATAATTCAGAGCTTAAAACTGAGGAGGTGTTCCATAAGATAAATGAAGCACTTAAAACTGCAAAGATCAATGAGATAAAAGACTACTTATCTGAAATTTCTTCAAAACAATGCGAACTCACTGTATTGAAGGTAAAATTAGATGTTCAATCAATAAACACTTCCGGTAAAAATTCAGAATTGAGTAGAGCTAAAAAAGATTACGAGAATCTTGTTTCTAATTATGAAAAATATAAAGAAGATTTTCCTCAGAAACTTGGGAAGGTTGCTGAAAAGCTCTATGAGATAAATAATAAAATAACTGCACTAAATAAAGAAAAGAGTGATTATGAAGCAAAGAAAAGAGTATCTGAAAGTAAAGTGGCTTCGGCTATCAATGTTTTGGCCGGAGTTATTGTGTGCCCGAAGTGTAAGCATGAGTTTGTATTGAATGATAATGTAGATGTTGAAGAAGAAAAATTGAATCTTGAAAGTTATAAAAAAGAAGTAGAACTTATTGATTCACAGATTAGTAAAAGCAAAACTAATATTGAAAAAGCTAATTCTTCCGTTCAAGAAACGGAAGCTTCAAAGGCAGCTCTTTTAAATGAAAAAAACTCTTTAGCAAACAAAATCACAGAATTATCCACCAATGTATCCAATTTAAACAATAATTACTTATCTTTGTCACGCGAGCTTGATACTATTAATTCAAATATAGAAAGTATAAATTCTTTCATATCTGGAATCCGTGGTAAAATGTTCGATGAGGCCTATCAAATAGTGGATGATGCAACTAGTTTTTATGAAGCTAAGAATAAAACTTGCAAGAGTAATATTTCAGTTTGCGAAGGAAGTATAGCTTCATATGAGGAGGCTATTGAAAATTTAAATAAACCAGTGGTAGATAGTACTACTCTTGGTGGTTTAAAAAAATCTCTGGAACAATACAAAAAAGATTATTCTAATATAGTTAAAAATCAAGAGGAAGTAGCTGAAAAAGTTGAAGGATTTAAGGCACAAGAAGCCTTATACGTTGACTTTAAAACTTATTTAGCGAATAAAAAGATTGACTCTCTTTCAGATATTACCAATAAGTTTTTAGAAAAGATTGGTAGTGATATACGAATCAGTTTTTCCGGGTACACGGTCCTTAAGTCTGGAAAAATAAGAGATAAGATTTCTATTTCATTGCTTAGAGATGGGGTTGATTGTGGATCTTTTGGAAAGTTCTCAGAAGGTGAAAAAGTAAGAGTTAATATGGCTAATATACTAGCTATGCATCAATTAACTAATGAGAATTGTGATACCGATAAGGGGCTTGATTTGTTGATTGTAGACGATATATTAGGGGTTTCAGATGAATCCGGCATAGAATCAATGGCAGTTGCAACAGATACTCTAGGAATAACTGTATTAATGATCTCTCAGATGGATATAGCTGAAAATTATCCTTATCGGACCATGATAAGAAAAACAAATGGAATTTCAAAAATTGAAGAATAATGAAGAAAATTGAAGAAAAAATACCATACAACGACCTTGGAATAACTGGTGATAATTTATTGTCATTAGATATAGCCACTCATTGTGGGTATTACTCTAAACATTCTGCTGGAACTTGGGACTTTTCTAAAAAAGGTATACATGAAGAAAGCTGCCACTTAAGTTTTTACAACAAGTTAAAAAGTTATTGCACACTGAACAATATAAAGATGATAGTTGCAGAAGATGTAAATGTAAACAATCATTTTATAGACATGAGAAAGTTATGTGAATTTAGGGGCATTCTTTTTCTTGTATGTGCAGAACTTGGTATGCCTCATCCAGCGTTTGTAAATGTTGTATCTGTAAAAAAATGGGCTACTGGAGATGGCCACGCAGATAAACAAATGATGATGGATTATTGCCGAACAAGGTGGCATATTGATCCAGGAAACGATGATAATATGGCAGATGCAACACATATTTTTATGTATTACAAAAGAATCTATAAATTAGAATAGCATGGAATACTTACAAAGACGTGATTTTAGAGAAAGACCTATTCCTACACAGGAAGCAGACCTTCCAAAAACACGAAAACAAAGAAGAATTGAGAATCGTAAAAAAGAAGAGTTTTCAAGTACTCTTACCAGATTATTAACTGGTTTTTACGACTTCTTAGGTCAAAAAAACAAACCCTCAGATCAAGAAGTGAGGGATGAATTCACAAACAGAAATGGTCGCTGGATGCAGTATTGCGCGAAAAACCATATGATGCCAAAAGCTTATCAGTTATTTAAAGATAATGTACGAGAAGCATGGTATCACGAAAAAAAGGCAGAGAAATAAGTGACGAAGATGCGGCAGTAATGCGCGACTTATTCGAGAGGTATGTGACTCCTAATATGGGGTTGGTTTTTAAAGTTTGTAGTAATTATACGGATGATCCGAAAGATGTGGAAGATAACTTCCAGGAAGTTCTAATAAACTTGTACAAGTATATAAGAACTTATAATCCAGAAAGACCTATTCAAGCATGGTTACATATTGTAACAAAACATTGCGTATATCAGCTTAATTTAAAAGAAAAGCGGCTTGGTATGTTGCAGGGAAGATTGGATGATCTAGGCGAAGGATTCGGAACATTGATTGACGAATCCTCGCTTGGGGAAAATGTCTTTTCTGTTGATAATTATAAGGAATTCTATACAGATAATGTTTTGAAAGCGATAGATAAACTTGAACAACCTTACAAATCAGCCATATTACTTCAACAAGCCGGATTCAAACTAAAAGAAATTGCAGATATTGAGTATAAATCCGGAAATATTAAAAAGAATAATGTCGACACTATTAAAAGCAGGCTATTCTTGGCCCGACAAAAACTTAAAGAAGAGATAGATAGATATGGAAACAAAAAGACAGATTAAGGATATTGTTAAGGTTTATTCCAAGATAGTTAAAACTACTATAGACCCCAAATTCAAATTCCCAGAAAGAGGAAAGGCGATAGAGCAATTATCCAAATTTGTAAATAAGTTTTCAGTTATATGTGGCGGAGAAATGAATAATTCAAGAATGGTGGATTATTGTATCTTCCAGGCACATAAAAACCAAAACTCCGAATGGCAACAACAATTATCAATTTCGTCATTCGGAGATACGGCTATCAAAAAATACACCGAAATGTCTTCAAAGGGCAAATCCTATATTGAAGACAAATGGTTACAATCATTTGATTTAACTAGATCTTCTTTATTGAGTTTAATAGAAAAAGCTGCCACTCACCCACTAGAAGAATATATTTACATGAAATCTGAAGAGGTTGCTAAAAATAGATTCTTCAATTCTCCAACGGGTTATTTTCTTTGTTCGACATCTACATTAGGGTGGAGTCCTTTTTCTCCTACCTGTAACAAATGCAATAATGTTGATAAATGCAAGGAAATGACGAGAGAAACCTTTCCAGAATTATATAGAATTAGACTTGAAAGAGCAGAACATGAAAAATAATGCTAATTTATTAACTGAAGACTTCCTTTATGAGCTATACCGGTGCTGCATGGAACATGATAATGTTTGCAGTATTATGTGCTCTTATATGGAAACTTCTTACCTTCCGGACAGGGATTTTATTTCTTTACAAAATTATATTTCAAAATTCTACAAAGAGCATGGAATGGCTCCTACACCAAATGTAATGTCTCAAATGGTTTCCACAAATAGAGGGGTTAGCTCTTTATTGGACGACATAAGAGATTATTCAACAGATGTAGAGCCTGAAATTATCTTAGAGCAATTTGAAGAATATATTAAACAAGTAAAGTTTCATCAAGCACTAAAAGAAATGGGAGAGTTCCAGGCTCAAAAGAAAGAAGAAGAAGCCATGAAAGTCTTTGATGATTTTAGTGAATGGAAATCAAATTTTGGATTTTCTAAAACAGACTTTACGGACGTAGCCGAGACGTTTTCTTCCAGATATGCTAAAAATAAAGAAGCATGTTCTGGAAATTCTAAACTTCCACCGGTTACTAGATTTTATATAGATCAGTTGGATGCTTTAAATAAAGGCAGAGATTTGAGGGGTCAACTTACTTATCTAGCTGCTTCTACTGGAGTTGGTAAATCACATATAGCTAGATGGATAGGCAAGTGTGCAGCATTTGAGGATGGATTAAATGTTCTCCATTTCCAGTTAGAGGGTAAGCAAAAAGAGGTACTTGATGCTTATTCGGCTTCATTAGTTGGATGCACATCTTACCAATATGAAACTGGCGATTTGTCTAATGATGAAATGGATCATTCTATAGGAATCATAAAAAAGATGGCTGGGAGCATAAAGGTTAAGGCTTATAAGGCTTTTACTGGAGACGTACCAACAAGTAATATCAAGAATGAAATAGAAAAATATCACAAGGTATATGGAGAATACCCCAGTATTATAATAATTGATTCTGGGGATTTGTGTACTGATTCAAGTGGTAGAAAGTGGAGTGAAAAAGGAGAAAGGCTTAAAAGAATAGCTGTCGCACAGGATTTAAAGAAGTTAGCTGAAGAGATAAATGCTTGGGTTGTTGTTACTTACCAAACAACTATTGAAAACAGAGAATGGCTTAATGATGAAACGAATGTATTAACCGAATACAATATGTCTGAATCAAAAGGATTGTCAAGACCGGTAACCCATCTTATAACACTTAATCAAAGTGACAACGAAAGAAAGGAGAATGTTATGAGAATTCATATCGCGAAAGCTAGGTTCTTTAAACGTGGTGAACCTACATTTAAAATAGCTACCGATTATGACCATGAAGCTTTCTATGATAGGCGAAGATCAATAAGACTTATTGTTAGAAAATCAGCCGCATAATGAAACTTAATAAAGAAGAGTCAGAGTCTTTAATATCTGAATTAACTATCGAATTAGATGCCACTATTGATGGCGGAAGAAAGAATTTGGTGGTTCCTATATGCCCGTATTGCGGACATGAGGGGGGTAAATTTGGTATATATATCGGACCTCCAACCGAAAAGAAAAAACCATTTATGTCTCACTGTTTCTCTTGTGGAAAATCTGTGAGAGATATAGAACAACTACTCAGGGATATAAATAGAACAGACCTTATCCCTGAAGAGATTGTTGACTTTGCTGAAATGAATTCCTCTACTCCGCTAGATTTTTTAGATAAAGCAAATGAGATAGATGATTCTTTGGAGATTGTGGAGATGCCTGAAGGATTCAAAACTGTTCGCAAAAACGCTTATTTGAAGAGCCGTGGATTTACTCCAATAGATTATTTAAAATTTCCAGTAGGAACCACTAGAGGATTAAACTTTAAATTTGACGACTATGTTTTATTTCAGATAATTGATGCTGGAGAATGTGTGGGTTATATTGGTAGACATATATGGTCCAAAGAAGAGATTGAGAAATATAATCACAAAATGAAAATACTTGGGAAATATCAAGTACCCAGGTATAAAAATAGTAATGAAGTAAATGAATTTGTAAAGCTGTTGTATAATTACGATTCAATAATAGAAAATGAAACCGACACAGTTATAATAGTTGAGGGAATATTTACTTGCATGTCTCTTATAAGAAAGTTCAATTTGTACAACAACCACAGGATAGCTGTAGTGGCCACATTTGGAAAGAAAATATCTGACATACAAATATACAAGATACAGTCTAAAGGTGTACGTACGGTGGTCATAGGCTACGATGGAGATGCCGTGAACGCTATAAACAAAACAGCAGATCAACTAAATGATTATTTTGACGTATATATAGCAGATATTCAAGACTCCAGTCATGATTTTGATGATATGGATTTCTGGGAAGCGTACGATACTTTTTCTTTAAACATAAAAACACCAAGGGAATATAAATTAAATAAAATTCAATTATGAACGAAGAACTTTTAGCGTGGTTGAACAATAATAAAATACAATATCACGTAATAGATAATGAAGTATTTGAGATAGAGGACTTTGGAAAAGTTTTTTATGAAGATACTGACTCACTACATTCTATATTTAGAATTGATGAAAATGAAGAAGTTAAGTTCAATTCTATGGAGAGTACTTCTTCATTAATGAAAGAAGATATAAATTATATTGCGTTTAAATTTGGAGATAACTTTTATTATTACGATCTTCGCGAGGAGTTTGAATTCAACATACTTAAATACGTTGGCAAAACGCCATCACTAAAACATTCCAGAGAGTTTGTAAATCTGGGAATACATTCACAATTTGAACTGTTGAATGGTAGTTTTTCTATAGGCGATTGGATTAAAAAGGCTAAGTATTTAGGAGAATCTGGAATAGGAGTGTGTGATTACAATACAATGGCATCACATTTAATATTGCAGAAAGAATGCAAAAAATCTGGAGTAACCCCTATATTTGGATACTCTCTTATATTTACAGACGGAGAAAATAAAGTAGGAGCAAAAATATACGTGCAATCACAAGACGGATTGCAAAACTTACTCAGGATTCAAAAAGCAATAAATGTTGATTCGCAAGATAAAACAATAGACATTCAGGATTTGCTTAAATATGGTCCGGGTAATGTGATAGTGTTCGACAAATATTCTTCATATTGGCTTAAGTCACTTGGAGAAAATATTGATTTGTTTTATGATAAATTTATTGATTGTTTTTATCAATTAGATTTAACTGAATACAAATCAGAAAGAATAGACATAAAAGTACTTGAAGCGACTAAGTATTATTTTGATAATGAAGACATTGATGTTTCTCCAATATTGATAACAGATTGTTATTATTTGGATAAAGACGATTCAAGAAACAAAGTAATACTTAACAAAATCGCTTCAGGTGCGTCTCATGAACAAAGTCTTGGGCAATATTTCAAAGATTTGGATGAGCAGTATGATTTGCTAGATGGGTTATTTGACCATTCAAAACATGATGTTAATAGTATTTTTGAAATGGCTTGTGATAATACGGTTTCTATTTTAAATGGTGCTAAGGCTAGTTTTGATACTGAGCACAACTTCATGCCAGCATACGACATGACACCGGAAGAAATAGAAAAATACGGAGATCAACACAGTATGTTTCTCCAGTTGTTAGATGATGGATTTAAAAAACTCGTTCCAAAAGGAAAAGAGGAAATATATAAAAAAAGGTTAGATTATGAAATATATGTTCTTGAATCCACTAATAATCTGGATTATATGCTTGTTCAATATGATACTGTCAATTGGGCACGCGCTAACGATATACTTGTCGGTTCAGGGCGTGGATCTGCCGGTGGTTGTCTTGTGTTATATCTTTTAGGTATAACGTTAATAGATCCAATAAAATACGATTTAATTTTTGAAAGATTTCTTCTTCCGGAACGTGCTGGATTGTATCCATCAAAAACAACTATTGTTGGAGAAGATATTGAAGTTAAAGAATATACAGAAGTTACCTTGTCAAATAATAAAAAATACAAGATAGCTAATGATGCCATCTTATTAGTTAATAGAGATGGAGTTGAAGAACCACTAGAAATTGAAGCTAGTGAGTTAAAAGAAGATGATGATATTTTATTTGATAACAGAGATGTACTATTTACTTTAAATGAAATTTAATATGGAACTAGAATTAACAAGAGAGATGAACAAAGCCTTAGATATAGTGTGTAATACTAAGGAACATGTATTTATTACTGGAAAGGCTGGTACTGGAAAGACCACTCTTTTGAAGTATTTGATGGAGCATACAAATAAGAAATGTGTAGTCGCAGCACCTACCGGCATATCAGCTATAAATGCTGGTGGAGTTACGTTGTTCAGTTTATTAAATATTCCATTCGGACCGATACCTCCTACCGGTAAAATTGAGGAGATACGAATGAAGAAAGAAAAAATAGATCTTCTAAGAGATTTAGACACTTTGATAATTGACGAGATAAGTATGGTAAGATCAGATCTACTCGATTATGTTGACAAAAAACTTCAAATAATAAGAAGATCAAGTCTTGCTTTTGGTGGAATGCAACTAGTAATGTTTGGAGATTTATTTCAATTACCTCCAGTAGTTAAATCTGAAGATAAGGCTATACTGGACGCTTTCTATACGAATACTTATTTCTTCAACTCTTGGGTGTTTAAATATCAATCATTTTTTAATGTAATTGAATTAACTCACATATTCAGACAATCGGATCCAAATTTTATTTCCATATTAAACAGTATAAGGGAATATAATGTTTCCAGAGATCAGTTAGAAATATTGGATGAGGCGCGTGATCGTAAAATAAGTCAAGATTTTGACAATGAATACGTTCATATATGCACCTATAAAAGAGATGTTGAAGCTATAAATTCAGAAAAGCTTGGTGTTCCTACCGATGTATTTAAAGCAAATGTTACTGGAGATTTTCCTAAAAATGCTGCTCCATGCGATTTAGTTCTTTCTATTCGTAAAGGCGCAAAGGTAATGACACTTGTAAATGATCCAGCAAAACAGTATTCTAACGGAACACTTGGGGTAATAATGGAGATAAAGCCTTCTGAAATATTACTTAAATTAGATAACGGCAAATTGGTGAATGTGTCCAGATGTAAATGGAGTAATTTTAAATATTCGTCTGTACGCGGAGAAATAACTAAAGAAGAGATTGGAAGTTGTGTCCAATTTCCAGTAACATTGGCTTGGGCTATTACCATCCATAAAAGCCAGGGTCTTACGTTTAATAAAGTTTCGTTACATATGTCGCACGCATTTTGTCCGGGCCAACTATACGTTGCTTTAAGTAGATGCAGATCTTTGGAAGGTATTGTTTCTGATTCGTTTATAAAAAAAGATATGATTATTCCAGACCAACCTTTGCTTGACTTTGAAGAAAAGTACAAAAAAGCTAATAACAAATACGGTAAAATCGAAGAAACCTTGGCGTTATGAAAGTAGTAAGCGTTAAACAAAAAACATCAAATAACCCTGTCAATGTACTAGATATGTATGTTGACAGTGGTTATTTACAAGGTGAGTCTGGATCATTGCCGGATGTGGATGTCGACTTCCAATCAGATAGACGGCAAGATGTAAAGAAATATATTGAAACCAGATATAATCATGATGGAAAGCAAAGGGTATTTTCTGCCGGCACCTTTACTACTTTGAAAATAAAAGCAGCTATCACCGATGTATCCAGAATATACCGAGTTCCTGTAAGTACGGTTAAATACATCACCAAAATATTTGATGATGATAAAATGACTTGGACCGACTTATTTAAGATGGCTGCCGTAAACCCTAGAGTTAAGGGTTTTATTATGGATTTTCCACAAGTGATAGAAGACATAAGGACGTTGATGAACTCTCCAAGATCTTCTTCTATTCACGCCTCAGCCCTATTGGTTACTCCTGATTATAGAAACGGAAAAGATATGGAGTGTTTTGATTATACTCCTATAAAAAAGATTGACGGTGTTCTAATATCTGAATTTGATGGCGGGTCACTGGATGATCAGGGATTGTTGAAGAACGATGTGCTGGCAACAAAAGAATTGTCTAAACTCCAATCAATAATGAAGATATGTAATTCAACCTATAATGCCGGAGTGTCTCTTGAAGGACTTGTTACAGGCAATATGGACGATCCTAAAACATATGAATTATTAAAGGATGGTTTTACAAACGATGTCTTCCAGTTTACCGGTAATGGAATAACAAAATTCTTGATCGACCTTAAGCCTGAAAATATAAACGACTTAACAGCAGCCAACGCACTTTATCGCCCAGCTACACTTACTTTCGGCAGTGCACAAAAATATGTAGATTGCAAACTCGGTGATGATACTCCAGTATATTTGTGGGGTACTCATGAAGCGTTGAAAGATACTTATGGTGTAATGTGTTATCAAGAAGATTTGGCAAGAATAGCTAGAGAGGTTGGAGGATTTTCTTTAGGTGAAGGAGTTAAGCTTGTAAAATTTATTTCCAAAAAGAAGGTAGACAAAATTATGGCCATGAAAGATAAATTCATGAAAGGTGCCAAAAATAATAAATGTCCGCAAGAAGATGCTGATAAGATATGGGAAATGATGGAAGCTGGAGGTTCGTACCTATTCAACAAATCACACGCCACAGCATATTCTTCTATGGCTTATGTGAGTGCGTACCTTAAAGCGCATTATCCATTAGCGTTTTACACAGTAGCTTTACAATGGGCTAATAAAGAAAATATACCTACATTAATTAGTGAGATGGAAATTTGTAGTGATGCGAAGATCGTTCCTCCAGATATAAATAATGCTGAAAAAGACTTTCATACTGACTATAAACTAAATGAAATATTTTGGTCTTTCTCTAGGATAGATAAGGTTGGAGTTAAGACTATTGAGTTTATTATATCCGAAAGAGAAAAAAGAGGAGAATTTACTTCTTTGGAAAATTTCTTAGAAAGGATATTCAAATACAAACTTAAGAAAACAGAATATTACGATGATCCAAATGACTCCGGTGAGTCTGAAAAATGTCCAGTAAACACTCTTCATGTAAAGAACCTAATACTAGCCGGATGTTTTGATAATATCGAACACGTCCTATCGGTTGTTGAAAGGTACGATCTTTTGAATAGAGCTTCGGATATACTTAAATTTGAAATAAAAGACGCGGATTTTCCAGAAGAAGCTATTCAAAAACATTACTTCTGGAGCCAAAAACAAATAGCTGTGAGTGGTCTTGGTTCTATTGATTATAAAAGAATTTATGATGGAATGGAGATCAAGAACAAACTTAAAACAAGAGCCGGATGGGTTACCTTAGAGATGGCATTAGAAGATAGATATGATGGGAAAAAAGGAATCATACTCTCTTCTATAGCTGATATTGAAGAGAAAAAATATATAGACAAAAAGTCCGGAGAAGCTAAAGATTATTGTAAGATATTACTTCAGCAAAACAACACGATCGCAGAACTTGTAATATGGAATGATGAGTGGATGCAAGTTAGGAGTATGTTCAATAGATCTGGTAAAATAAGCGATGTAAAGAATAAGATGATGGTAGGAGTGTTTAACATAAGATTTAGTGAATTCTCCAGAAAAAATACTTTACAGTTTGCAAAAAATTCATTAGTAGAAATAGTATAATCATGGAAAAAAGAAAATGTATTACTTTTGATGCTGAGGCTAAAAATTCTATTCCTCAGAATATATTGGACAAAATGAAGTCCGATAAAGAAAAAGCTAGAGAAGATGTGCTTAATAGTTTCAAAGAGGCATCTAGGAGTTCTTACCTTTTTAGTATTTGCAAGACTAGAGCGCATGTGGGATTTGACGCTATAGTAAAATCTTGGAATAGACCTAAAATTAAATTAGTATGTATAATTGGTGATTCCGGTGTAGGAAAGACGTTAGCTGCAAACTATTATGTTAATTCGCACAATAGTTCTCATTTAATAACCTCTTACACAACTAGACCTATAAGAAATGGAGAAGTTGAAGGCATTGATCATTATTTCGTTACTAAAGATAAAATTCCTGAATATGACCTTATGCTAGCTTATACAGTATATGGAGAATATGAATATTGGACTACTATAGGTCAATTGTGGGTAGGAAAAGAGAATGTGTATGTAATTAACGAAGACGGTCTTTCTCAATTAATGCACAAACCTATATTTCAGTTAATTGATTTACGTGCAATATTAATTGAAAGAGAAATTAAAATTAATGATAATGAAAGAACCGATAGAGATAAGGACAGAACCAGATACCCAAAATGGTTCTACGATTATGTGATAAATAACAATAAACCCAAAGAAGATTTATTTACAAAAATATCTAACTTAACTGTTTATTAATATGATAAAAGATGAAAAAGTTCCCATAGTAGTTTTTACTATGGATTTTGAAACTGGAGGTTTAGATTGCCAAAAATGCGCATGTACTCAGATAGCTATACATGCTATACGTATTGATACTTTTGAAGTGATTGATAGACTGGTGCTTTACTTTTATCCATACAAGAAACAGGATAAGGGAGTCCCTAAAAAGAAAGTATTGAAAAGCAAGTATGAAGAAGAGGATGCTCCACTATTGGAATATAACGAAGGTGCAGAAAAAGCTACCGGAATAACGATGGCTATGCTTGAAGAAAAAGGTACAGATATTGAAGAAGTGGCTGAAAAGATACTCGACTTCATATCTACTAATGCAGCTCTAGTAAAAAAGAAAGCTGAACGTCCATTCTTTATAGGCCAAAATATAATCTTTGATATTGGATTTATGCAGCAAGTAATGGCTTATACCAACAATGAAAAGAAATTCTCTTCACTGGTAAGAGGAGAAAAAGACTTTTATGGAAACTTCCAGCCATTATATATTGATACCATAGTTCTTGGACAATTAGCTTTAGGAAATAAATCTGACATAAATAGTTGGAGCCTGGAATTACTTGCAAATAGAATGGGTATTGAAAATGATGATGCGCATGATGCAGACGCGGACGTAGAAGCTACTACTGGTATAGCTAGAGAATGTGCTATAAGAATGAGAAGTTCTGGTGGAAATGAAGATAGCGGCATAGCAGAACAAAAAAAAGAAAAAAGTAGAGACCATTTTAAAATTTGAATTATGGATAAGGATTGTGAGTTTTATGAAAAGGCTTCACCCAGAGCGAAGACTAAACCTGTTTTTGAACCAATATTTACCCCGCCCGTACATGTAGATCAGCCTACACCAAAAAAAGAGAAAGTACCTGTTGGAGATGTAAACGAAAAAGAGGTAGTATTTAAAGCTATATCTGATTTAAAAGGGGCTGTTGTGCAAACCCAGGATGGTTCTCAGAACATAATGGAAATAACCGGATATGATTTGAATATCAAGTTTAACTTAGATTTATTGAATAGCGTTCAGGATGTAGAAAACATGTTGATGGGCGTTACAGATATTTTTAGAAAAGAAGTTATGGACTGTCTTGTTAAAAAGAATAAGCAAGTTATTCAAAAATAAAATAAACATACTATTCTTTTTAAAATAACCCAGTATTATTTACTGGGTTTTTAATTGCAATAGTATGAAAAGATTAAGAAAAATACCGCAAGGATTAACTGAAAAAGAAGCTCAATTTTGTGAGATTTTTGTATGTGGATGTTCTCCATATGCAGGAAACGCAAAGAAATGTTACGCTGAACTGTTCTTTGTAACAGAGAAAGATTGCTCTATGGACGTGGTTGAGTTGATGGAGAGACAAGAAATTAAGGATTATATAACTACATTGAAGGCTAGAAATGCTGTAGATCTTGAAGCTCTTAGAACTAGATTAACGGAATCATTACTATCAATAGCCGATGAAACTTCTACAATGGAGATTATAGATCGTAAATTTGGTAAACAATCTCCAGCACCACTTAGGGCCGTAGCCGTAAACGCTATAAAGGCTGTACAAGAAATGTATCCTCTTAAAGTTGCCAGAGACACAAACCTAAATATAGGTACCGGCGGCGAGGCTGGAAAATCTGGAGGTGGAATAACCTTCAATGTGATAGTTCCCAGAGAAGAAAAAGAAGATAAAAATCTATAATAAAATGGCTGATAAAACCGCAAAATTCGTCACAGAAAACTTCAAAGGAGTTCTGTATGTACTATTCTTTGTTTTCAGTTTATATGGACAATATACGCTGAATAGATACCAGGTTCAAGACTTGGAAGTGAAATACAAAATATTGGATAGTAGGCTTGACAGGCAATACCAAAAGCTTGACGCTATAAAGCTTGACAAAAGTGTATTTGAGGTTACAATGAAACAGATCTCCTCAATGTCGGAAGATCTGCATGAGATTCGTGAGAACTTTATAGAAGCGATACAACAAAAAAATTTAAAATAAACATTATGAAAGTAGGGGATAGGATTAAAGTAACAAACTCCAAAGAACTTGGTGGTTGCGGCTTGTTTAAGCTTTCTGGGAGGAAGGGGACAATTTTGGAAGATCTTACAGATTCTGCTAGAAAAAATAAAGGGTATATAGTAAAATTTGATGAGCCTTATTTCGACGATGATGAGTGGTTTATTCCAGAAGACGCAGTAATAAAAGTATGATTATGATTACAACTAAAATGTATAAAATAGGAGCGGCTATACTGATTATATTATCAGTAATCCTACTAATATTTTATTTAAGTAGCCGATTATCTGAAGCTAATTCAAGGCTAGGAAGTTATAAGAACAACACTTATAGTTTAATGTCCGGAATGAAAACATTGAAATCAGATTCTGCCGGTCAAACTGTACAGATACAAGCACTTACTCTTGAAAAATCAGAGTTCAAAAAATATCGTGACTCTTTAACCGAAGTAATTGATAATCTTGGGATTAAGCTTAAAGATGTCCAGTCTACATCTACTCAAAAGCTTGTAGTCGAGGCGAACACAAAAGCTAAAATAACTTACAAGAAAGATATTAATGATACCACAAAAACAGTTGGAACCGCTGAAGAAAGTAATAAGAATATTGATGTAAAGACCACAATAAAGAACGACTCTGTATTCAATACGTTTAATCTTTCAGTAACATTGAATCAGATTACAAGTATAATTCCAAAGCATAAGTTCCTTTTCTGGCAATGGGGTATAAAAAGTATCAAGCAAACGATAACTACAAATAACCCATATGTAAAGTTAAATTATGCTGAATACATAAAAATAAATTAGGATTACCCCAACCACGATAAATGGTTGGGGCTATTCTTTTTAAATAAACAAATAATCAGGTCATGGAGTTACATATTAGAGAAAGGGTGTTGATACCTAATATTTTCCCTCAAAACGGTAAATATTCAGAGTACAATTTGAAAAAGTCAATTTTGGCAAAGATCGTTCTTTCCAAAGAAGACATTAAAGAGTATAATGTAAAGCAGCTAGAGGGTGGACAAATACAATGGGATCCCAGTAAAGATTCAGAAGTTCCATTAATTGTGGAATTTACAGAAGATGAGCTTAATTACATGAAGTCTTGCAGTGAAAAGAAATCAGAAGAAAATCTCGCAGATGATATGTGGGACACAATCGAAAAAATATATGATGCCACAGCAGAAAAAGCAAAAAAATAAACCGACATCGCAAATACATCTCTCTTTATGATTCTTTTTTTCATGTTAAGTTTTTATTTTATAGCGGCATTGCACACACAGCATTGCCGCTATTTTTAATCAGTAAATAATATGCTATGGGATTAGTAGAACCTAGAAATATAAACATAGAATTTAAACCATCCACAAGACAATATCAGCTTTGGAACTTGCTTCAGCCTAACAGATGCCCTAAGTGCGGTGGTACTATTAGTCAGCAAGAAGACGGAACAGATAGGGATGGTAATAAGAAATACAAACCCGTATGTGATGTATGTGGAATGACTGACATACCACAGCTAATACTTGGAGGTGGTGCTGCTGGTGGTGGTAAATCATTTATAGGATCATGCTGGCTAGTATCCAGTTGTATGAGATTTGAAGGTATTAGAGCTGTAGTTGCCCGTAAAACCTTAAAGTCTCTTAAGGGTTCTACATGGAATACCATAAGGACTGTTTTAAAACTATGGGGATTAAAAGAGGGAGAGAACTATAAGATAAATAACCTAGACATGACTATCACTTTCTGGAACGATTCTATAATAATCGCGCAGGAAATGACAGATTTGCCTTCTGACCCAAACTTTGAGAGATTTGGATCTTCAGAATATACTATAGCATTTGTCGATGAGTGTTCGGAAATTTCAGAAAAAGCTATAGAAGTTTTGTTCTCTCGTTTACGTTGGAAAGTAGATGAGACGTTTAAGATTTCAAGAATGCTTATGAGTACGAACCCTACAGTTAACTGGGTGCGTACGAGATTTGTGCAAGACGATGAAGGTAATCCAGCAATATGCCGGCCAAAAGAAGCTTATGTTAGATTTACCGTATTCGATAACCCTAATGAAAAATTTAGACAGACATATGTAGCCTCTTTATATATGATCAAAGACAAGGCTACCAGAGAAAGACTTCTATATGGTAACTGGGATTTCGTTGAGGCTAATGATATGGCAGCTTACTGGAACTTCAATGGAGACATCCATTTAGTACAGGGGTTGAAGGAAAATGTTTACAATCCGTTAAATCCACTTATAGTAGGATGGGATTTTAATGTGGCCCCATATATGAGCACTCTTTCAATACAAATAAACTATGATAAAAAAGAGTTCTATGTATTGGAAGAAACCCTGGGAAGACCACAAGAAAAGGAAAACAACACTCCCAGACTATCTAAGAAGATTAAAGAGAAGTATTTGAATGAACGGCATTTAGGAGGATTAATAATAACAGGAGATCCGGCGGGACTTGCGCGTAGTACGCAAACAGAAAATAACACCAATAACTATACTATTATATTAGATAACATCAAAAGTCCTATCTTAAGACCGAGGTTGCAAATAATGAAATCCCAACCTCCACAGATAACTAGATTGGAATTTGTGAATAGTATATTTAATAATTATGATGGCTGGAAGATAATGATAGATTTAAGGTGCCGTAAGTTGACGGAAGATCTTATTTATCAAAAGAAACAGTCAGATGGTACAAAGTGTAAGGCTAAGACACTAGATGTAAATACAGGGGGTAAATCGGAGAAATACGGTCACTTGTCAGATGTTCTTGATTATGCCCTATGCCAGTTTTTAGATAAGTCTTGGAATAAGTACAAGGGATTTTCTGGAGGAGTAACAACAAGTAATATACAAGCCTACGGTGGCTTTGATTTTTAAAATTATGTATAGACGTTTTTTAAACAATAAAGATTATCTGGGTAGTGTTAGCGTAAGTTCCATCGCCCAGTTAATAGGCACTGGAACTAACCAGGACCTTACAAAATACGATAAGGCTGAAAGAGTTGCTGAATCCGCTGTTACAGAATATTTGACAGAAAGCTATGATATTGAGGGGGAGCTTCTAAAAGGTAAAAACATTCTCAATTATAGCAGAATGATAACCTATCCAGTAGGTTCTCACTTTTATATGAATGGAGATATTTGCAGAGCTATTGTAAATATAAATGGTTATAAGGCTCCTACATCTACAGTATATTGGGAATTGAACATAAATCTTGAAAAAGATTCACCCGGAGTAGTTCCTTATTCTCAAATAGAAACATACAAAGAAGGAGATAATGTTTATTTTGGTGGGGGAGTATATACTTGTATGTACCACAATGGATACAGCTTCAATGATATAAGAGTGCCTGGAGTTAACGCATGGGATGTAATTCAAACATACGATTGGCAACCTACACCATATACTCTTTGGGAGGTAGTTAAATTTGATAGTCATTATTATACGCTTACAACTTTGACCGGGTACGATAATATAGTTGATCCAAAAACATCAACTTGCTGGGGGCTTATAGGAAATTATGACAATACACTTGACACCTATGAACTTAGTAATCATGAGTATGTGGTTTATAACGATAAGGTATATTATCCAATAACAAATCCTAATGCAGACACTCCAGTTCTAAATACTAATATTGATAACGATGATCCAAGAAACGAAAGCCTTGTAACTCACATGATTCAATTAGCGGTATTTGAACTATACAAGCAAATATCTCCAAACAATGTATCTCAATTCAGGATAGTGGATTACGATCACGCTATGGTATGGCTTAAAGACTGTGCTAAACTAAAAATAAATCCAAAACTGGATAGAAAAATTGATAGAAATACAAATGAACCGGTATCAAACTGGCAGCTTGGAACATTTGAGAGACAATTTAATCCGTATGAAAATCCTTGGCAAATATAAATAGAATAACCCCAGACAAAATTAATCGCCTGGGGTTATTTTTAAATTTCTGTTTCATCTGAAGGAAATGTGCTTTCATCAATATCACGTTTGCCTTCTGTTTCACCTGACGGAAAAGATCTATACCCTTTCTCATCCACTTCTGATTTATACAACATATTAATTAAAAATTGGTTGTCAATCTTTTTTAGGTTTTTTGCCATCCGATAAACATGAAATTATCGTTATTATCACACCTATAATAAGAATAGCTATTGCTAACACTATAGGTGCCCATAATGGAGCAAAAACCCACCACCATGACCAAGCTATCACCTTACACAATTTAAGCACCAAAAATGCTATAAACAAGGCCCCAGCGAACCCTAAACCTCCTGTACTTTTCTCTATTACTTTACTCATATTATAAATTATTTAAGACTATATTCGTTTGTTTCACACAAAAAATTCTTCTTAGATTTTACACTAATATTATTTTCTTTACAAAAAATATTTACAGCTTCAAGTATTTTTTCCACCTCTTTGTTGTATTTTTTAATAGAATTTTTTGGGATTAAAGCAAGACAAGACCCCCAATCCATTGTTAGATAACTATTATTAAATCCACTACCATTTGGATGAGTAGCGTTCAATTGATTTAAATATTCATTTTTCATAATCAAAAATTGTTATTAAAAACTTTCCAATCAGTTGCAAGAAAATCTGTTTCATTGGGAGTAAAAATAGATCCTTTGTAATAATAATTGTATGAATGGAATTTCCCATCTTCTTTACAATAAAATATAGCCATAACTGTATCTGGATCATTATCATCTCCTATTTCACGTCTTCCGGCAAGTCCAAATTGTTTAATCAAAGATAGAGCCACTCTTCCGGAAAGTCCTTCGCTAATTTGATAAGCTTCTTCAAAAGTTACTTCAGGAGACCAAGATTTATACCCATCTTTGTACTCAACCAAATACCCATTACGTGGATCGTCCCATTCTGCAATTTCTGGAATATCTCTTACTTTACGGCAAAACTCTTGATCTGTCATTGGTGTAGCATTAACCATCTTACACCCAACATATGTTTTCATATCATCAATCATCGTATATTTCTTTATATTTATTAGACACTTCCCAATCTTTAGCTTTTAACTCTTTATCTGTTGGATAAAACGAAAAAGTACCACATGCCGGATCAACTCCAGAAATACGAAAATCTTTTCCATCGTATATAATAAATTCAGAATTATTGTCGCTAGATTTACGTCCGCCACGAAGATCAAACTGCTTTATCAAAGATAGTGCAATGGTTCCAGATAAACCAAAACATTTTGTATATCCGGAATATTCTTTATCTTCAAAAACAATATCACTCATCCATTCTCGGCGTCCACTATCGTGTTCTATACAGCATCCATTATCTTCCATATTTTTGAAAGCGTGAGGAGCTAATTCAAACGTACTTAAATGATATAATTTGCAAAAGTCACCCCTTTTCATAGGAGTAACTTTCACATTTTTACATTTTATATAATATCCGGCTTCCATAGATTATTCATCTAAGGGGTTTGGTTCGTCTCCTATCATCCATTTGATAGCATACTTGACTCCTTGCTCATAAGTCATACCTGGGAACTTAGAAGATCCAGTGTTTTCCGATTGTGCACATTGATTCAATACATCGTCAATTTGCGTATCTGATACTTCAATATTGTATTCCATAATTTAAATTGTTTTTAATTTTTCTAATTCTTCGTCAGACATTTTTAGTAAAATATTAACTGGCAGATCGCTATTTTGACAAAGTAGTTTTGGTTTTATATTATTTTTATTCATAAAGCACAATAATTCATGAATATGAAACATTAAACCATCGCAATTAGACTCATCATATATTATTTCCCCATTTGATGCATATACATTGTATCCTATCCATCCATCATTACCTCTGTAAATAGATACAGATACTTTTTTGTTGAATCCAAATGAAATCAACAACAATCTCAATAATCCAGACCCACTCATAATTAATCAATTACTTCCCAATCGGTCGAAAATAGCTCAATCATAGTTTCTTTCCAAGGTACACGTCCGAACCTGGAAGTAACATACAAATACGGTGCCGTCATTCCAATAACATCTCCTTTTTCTGGAACGTATGCTGAAATGAATACATCTTCTTTCCATTGTGGTAGGCGCATCTTTTTACCAAGTTGTCGTACATATTCAAGAGCTATTCCGAAAGGTAGGTCTTTCTTTTCATCAAAATTCATTTCGTCAATTGATAACCCATAAAAAGAAGTATTCACCCCCTTTAGAATAATTGCTCCAGTTTTTATAAAAGAATTATCTGGCACTAAATATCCGTCTTCTAGTGCTTTTTTAAGATAATCTTTTGCATCAACTTTGGTGACATATTTATTTGGATTTAGAATTTTATCCATCTCTTCATCTGCACGATCAAGTTCTTCTTTTGAGACAGTTTTCTTTTCCAACTCCTGATATTCTTTGAATTGTTCAGCGAAAAATGAATTAGTAAATGATAAAATATCACCATTAGAAAATTTTACAACGGCATCTCCTTCACAACAAATTCTGTGATTTCCATTGAAATCCTTAAATTCGTATTGTATTTTACCGCTTTCATTTTTACCTTTTACTTTCGTTGGTATCGTACCAATAAGTCCTAAACTAGTAAGTTCATTTCCTGGAGAGAATATCATAACCGTACATTCTGATCCACAAAATTTTCCCTTAAGATAAACAGGTTTTTTCATTTAATTATACTACTAAATTGATTAATAACTTTTAAATCTCCATTAGGAAATTTCATAATTGTATCTCTAGTACTGGCAAATGACATTCTTCCGTAAGTAAGTCCATATTTTGCTGGAATCTCCAAAATATATCTGGTAATTATAGGATGTTCGGTATCAAGACTTTTTTCAACACCTCTTGATGTCGGGCAACTTCCACAAAAATTACAAATTTCTTTGTAATTATCCAGAGTTATCTGAATGCTTTCGATACTTTTTATATTTGAATCCATTATTTCTGTTCTTTAAATTTAGATAATCCAGAAATAAGTCCCGGAACCAATATCAAGTAAGGATAAATAGGTTCATACCAGCTAGGAAGACCTGAAGTACCAATAGCCCAGGTAGAAGTTATTACCGAAATAATAACGCAAACATATTTACTTATATTATGAATAAGCAAATATATTTTTGGAGTTTCTGATCTGTACTTATTCACCAAGTACATAACACCGGATTTAATTTTTGAAGGAATAGCTACAATAAAACCCTTAATATTTATAGCTAGTTGTTTTAACTTATTCATAGCCCTTGTTTTTTGTACCTAGCATATGCCTGAGATAAGCTTTGGTCATACGGGGTGCGATTATACTTTTTTGCTAATTCACGAAATCCTGCTCCATTATAGTACGTAGCAGCCAATGCCCAGTTTTTTTCTTGGATTGCCTTCTTAAGATTACCGTTATGATCAACGGATACGAATTTGAAGAACTGATATACCTGACGATCTAATCCTTTTTTTGCATCGTCCCACATATCATCCACGGACCTATAACCAAGAGCTGAATAATTCCAGCCCATTATTTGTCCGAGTCCGATACTGGTACATTTCATAGCCTCTTGTTTGTCTATAGCAAATGCGCTATTAAACGCTATCCATTCTTCTGATTGATTATGGTGACTGTTTGAATACCATCTTCCAGATACATTGGCGCGTGGATTGCGGGTATGGAATTTGCTTTCTTCAAAGCGAATAATGATCTTGTGAGTTTCATCATCAATGCCAACTCCACCGGTTTCTACTGAAAGGAAGCTACAACTAGCTTCTATTTCAATGTCTTTTGCTAAAGGTTCTGCCTTTATTAATCCAATAATTTTCTGATCCATTTTATTTTGTTTTAAGAGAACATACAGCTATTCCTGGTTGTCCGGTTTTAACTTCCAAATCTGAAACTTCTTCTATCGTAAACAATACATCGGAAGGGTCAATCTTAAGTGCTTCCGATAAAATTTTTATAACTTCCCACTGAGAGTAGGCAACAACTATAGCCCATTGATCCGGCTCATCTTCTTCCACAAGTTCAGCGTGAAATATCTTAAAGTCTTCAAGAAAACTTGCTAATTCTCTAAATTCCTTACGATAAGTTTTTGCTATAGCTCCTTCAGCAATACACCCTTTTGAATTTCCCCAACCTTTACAAAACACAATAAGATCTGCTGAATCAACGATAAATTCAACATCTTTTCCCAAATAATATCCATAAGACTTCCCCTTTTCATCACACACATCATAAGGAGTAGTTAAGGTTGCTTCTGGATACTTTTTGCTAATGATTTCTTTGGCTTCTTTTAAATCTTGTTCAATGTCAGATCTAACTCTCCCATTCATGGGAACACTAATGTAAATATTCATTCTTCTTTATTTTAAATTATAAATTCTTACATCTTTCGTCTTCCAAAATGCTTTTAAAATTACATGTAGCAATATCAACCAATATAGCTGAATTGAAATGATCCCAGTTAAGAGAAAAAATACACGGGTAACTAGTTGGATATTTGTCTATTAACTTTCTAGCTTCTTCTTTAGCAATTTCATATTCTTGTCCAGCATTTGAAAAATCATATATTGAATTATTGAAACCATTTCCATCGTACGCTATATACATTCCTTTTGGAGACAATTTTTCACAATTATTTTCAGGAACAACGTGCCCGTTTATTAAATACGATTTCCATCTTTTGGAGATATTTCTCCAATAAAGATCTCCTTCTTTTGAACCGGCCCATATAAAAGAACTACTAATAGCATCTGGATTTGAACAGTAGAGTCTATAATATCCATTTAAACCGCCCTTCCATTCTTTCGTATACTCATCAAATTTTTCTACAGCCCCTTCTTGTTTTAGGAACATGTACAATAAAGTTTCTTCTTTTCTAAACATAATTCTATATTCTTCCTAATTGTTTTAATTTATCCAGCGCTAATTGTGCGCCTTCCGCAATATAATTAATGTCTGATTCTTGAAATATGTGAGGATTACCGTTTTTAGTTGAAATAGACGCATATCCAAAAAGTATACTATTAAATAGTTTCACGTATTCTATATTTTCATTTTTAAAAGTATCTCTAATCGAATCATCCATTATTACCACATCAATATGATCGTGGTATTCGTATGGAAAATCCACGTTACCCCAAACCATTTTGTGATTAGGAGTATCCATAAAAAATCTTGCGGCGATCACTTTCCCGGTAGATTTTTCTTTTATTAAAACAACATCATCTCCATTCATGTTCTCCATATTCGTAATCTGTTAATTCTGGGTTATCAAATATATTTCCTAAAACATTTAAAATTTCGATATGCGGAGAAGCTCCAACTTGGACTTTTTTTCCATTACCCAAATATATGTCTCCACACACATTAACTAAACTTTCTTTTTTTGAACAACACATCTCAAATTCAGATTTTTCTTTTGAAAAATACGAGTCTGAAAAATCCAAAAATTTTACTATATCTCCATTATATATTTCAAATCCTTCCCATAGTTCGTAATTGTTTGGAATAGATTCTGCAAGCATTCTTCCAATAGTACGGTTATTAACTTCGTACCCCCCAATCAATATTCTTGGATGAAGTTTTCCGTCTTCTCCGATACCCTGAGAGTGAGTAAAATCACCAAATCTCCAGATACCGGTTTTATCTTTTCCTCTAAATTTGACCTTTATTTCCATTACTTCTTATATTATTTCTTGGCTTTATTCTGGGTCTTTCTATGTGACCTTTGCAAATGTACTGTTTTCTTTTCCAAAAATAATTCTGATATATGTTAAATGTTACTTTTTTCCTTAATTTTCTAGCCTCTTTTTCTGCTTCCTTTAAAAGCTTCTCGTATCTTTCATTTTCAATTCTTGCAAACTCTTCCAGTTCTCTTTGCCTTCTATTTAATCCCTCTTTCAGTTCTAATTTCTGAAATTCAATGACAAGTTTTCTCACTTGTTCGGGAGACATGTGTATTGTTTGAGTAGAATATCCAAGAATTTCACACTTTGTACAGGTATCTTCCTCATGATCTTCGTAATCGTCAGCTCTACGCATATTGTTTTTCTTTTAAAAGTTTATTGCACAATGATTCACACAAAACTTTAGCCATATTAACCTCTACAGCGTTACCGATAAATTTCTTTTGTTCAGCTTGGGTTCCTATCAACTTGTAGTCTTCAGGGAACCCCATTATCTTTTTCAACTCTGGAATTTTCAACATTCTCATTTTTATATCAATTATCCCATACATGATCATAAACTGCTTTATTTTTACAGTCATAGGAGAATCAGTGTCAAGTACAGTTATAGCATTCACACCGTTCTGTGGAGCTATTAGATAAGGTGGCATCTTATCCATTCTAGCAATAAGAGTAAAACATGGTTTGTCTATACTTCCACCAGCACTATTGAACTGAGGATTCATAAGATAATGCCATTTTCTATTTGCTGTTATTACATTTGAAGGTTTATCAATAGAACTTCCTATATTTTTAAAACTTGTGTCCATAATCCATGGTTTGCAACTTACTACTGCATATTTGGGATTTGTGGTAACGCATCCTACAGGTTTATTGATTGAGGTAGGTTTGCTTTTACCAAATTGTTGATCAATAAATACCGGATTAACCAATCTTTGTTTGGGATTTGTAAGAACTGCCGCACATGGTTCCAAAACACTGCCAAGTTGTCCGCCTCCAGAATAATAATTAGCAAAGAAAGGACGAACAAGTGAAAGCCTATCTTTTGTTAGAACGGTTGGCGATGGTAATCTTAATGATTGATTTGTTCCATGTCCATAATACGTAGAAATAAACGCATGGTGATCTATTGTAGTTATAGCACCTGCTGGACCATTAACTGAAATATTTTTACTACCTGGTGCTCCAGAGAATTGCTTTGAAAGAAAACATGTTTTTACCAACTCCATATTACCACCGGTAGTAGTAACCGTTCTTGCTGGACGATCTATTGAAAGTACTCTGCTTTTACCAGGCCCTGAATTACGTTGCTGAATAAAAGAATCTTTACCGCCGGCAACAAACTTTATCAGCCCAGCATATATTCTTTCCAGGGTATGTTCTACCAACGGCTTCTTTCTGGAAAATATAGAATTCCCTTCATCTGAAAAATCTAATACATCTTTCACAGGCTTCCATGGTTTTAAAGAAGATTTTTTATCAGTTTTCTTTGAGTATGTTGTTTGTGGAAATATTATTGGATAGCCATATTTTGCGAATATTCCAAAAAATCTTTTTCTAGTTGTATAGGCTCCATAGTCCGCTGCATTCAATATACGGTGATCAAAATTGTAACCGTACTTCTTTACCTTTTTAACCCATAAGTCGTAAAGACGACCCTTATCTTTTGAAATAGGGTGCCCCTTATCGTCCATGTCGCCCCAACCCATAAATTCTTCAACATTTTCTATCTGAATGTAGTCCGGATTAATTGCTTCTATGTATCTGAACAGATGATCTGCCAAGGTTCTGCTATCCGCATCGCGTGGTTGGCCGCCCTTAGCCTTACTGAAATTAGTACATTCCAGACTTGCCCATAGCACAACCCTGGCATTTGGATACATTAATCGACATTGATTTAAATACACCCGGAGTCTCATCAAAGCTAAAACTCTAATGTCTTCAGTAAAATGAAGAGTATCTGGATGATTTTGTAGATGGCTTATTATAGCGTTTTTGTCATGATTTACACATATTACCACCTTGGCACATTTCTTTCCATTAATTACAGCCTCTTCTACTCCAGTACTTGTTCCACCGGCTCCGCAAAACAAGTCTACGTATATTAATTCTATGTCGTTATTTATCATCTGTACAATTTTCTATTTTATTCATTGAACTTCTCATGTCAAATTTAAAATCACTAAAATGTCTTTTTGCTTTAATTCCACACCTAGAACAAACAACGGAATCCCAACCATCATCATTGGAAATAATATTTTGTTTAATCCAACGGTGATTTTCTGAGATATTCTCGTAATTTTTATGAGATGAGGTATGTTTTACTTTCTTAATGCCATCAATTCCCGTTAGTGTTAGATCTTTTATTACACTGCAATCTGCGGATTCTTGGAAATGTCTCTCCAAAGCTTTCTTGTCATGGCCAAAATCTTTTCCACACCTGATACATCTAAATCCCATCTTCCATTTTTTTAATAGCCATTTTCATAACTTTTAAAATATTTTTATTTATCCAGTTCCTAACATTTTGCTGAGTTTCTTCTTTGTTATTCCCTGAGATATATCCGCTTTCAAGAAGATCAACTCCCTCATTACAAATATCGGCCCTAGTACCATCTGGGAGCCACCTTTCCGAATCTTGATTACTCAATAGTCTAAATGTACACATTGCAGTCATATCTCTCCAATATCTAGTATCTACACTTATTATATTAAAGTCCAAATCTTCCTTTCCGCAACAATCTGTTGTAAATGGAATTCCTTTTGTTATGTCCATTTTTATGGTTTTCTTTATGCGTGTTTCTTTTTCCATTGTACTTTTATTAAATTAATGAACATTTTGTAATCACAAAGTATTTTGAAAAATACTCCAATCCACGAAGATGCTGTTGCTAACATAAATCCAAAATCCTTATATTCCCCAACTTCATTCCAATATCCATCCTTATCCCTTTTTGGTTGTGGAAATTTATACTTTCTTCCAACATTTAGAACTTTAAAATTTAAAGCTATCCCTGAAAAATATACCACAATAAATATTACACATTGCATTTCTTTTGACATAATTCTTATTTATTAGTTAATTAATTTCTAAATACTCCAGTAAATAAAAGAAAAATACAAAATAATACCCATCCAATTATTGCAATGGGAAGCCAGTTAAAATACTTTTTCTTTTCATATCCACATGAATGATTATATGGACATTCGCGGCAATCGTAATCTAATTTACATTTCATATTATCCTTTATTTTCTTCGCAACATTCAGTCAATTCAACCATTTTACTGGCAATTTCTAATATCTCTTCTTTACTCATCCATATGCCAAACGAACAAAAATCTTTTGTTAATTCAAGCATACATCCAATAGGTATAGCGGAATCAGATCCTCTATTTGATAGCTTTATTTTCCTTCCACTATCTAAAGTGAACTCGTACCCATAAAGTATGTTTCCATTTCTCGTTTTTAACGCTCTAGTTTTCATAATTATCCTAGATCAAATTCTAAATCATTAGTCATAAGTTGAGGAAACTCTTTTCTGAATATCTCAATAAGTTCAGGATTCATGTCCTTTCCCCAAACATGCCACTCGATAATGCAATGTTCAAGTATACCCTGGAGAAAATAATGATTAGGTTTAGATCTTTTGTCAATATGATCTACCCCTATCATACCATAGTAATACCACAAAAAAGTCAACCTGTCCCAATCTTTCTGGAGTAAATTATACTTTTTCATTATAAGAGGTTGAACTTCATTCCTACTTTTACCGTAATACTTCTCTGTAATATTTTTCATAATTCTCTTATTTGATTTTCTATTTTTTCCTTATTCTCATAAAGACTCTTAATAAAATCCTTATATACTGAGCGTGGAACCTGTATAATTTTACCCATAAGCCCATCTTCACTAAATGTAAAATGATATTTTCCGTTTGCCCCAAATTGATATTTTTCCAATATAGCGTTTATATCTTCAAGATCTTTAAACAATTTAGATCCTTTTTCAATGTTTTCTATTTTCATGATTATTTTTATTTACGTGTTACATCTACCTTATGATACCTTTTTCCTTCTCTCCATTCTATAGCGTGAATTCTTTTTTGAATCCTACCCTTCTTCATCACCAAATAATCTTCTCCTATTACTTCACTGCCAGCACATCTCCTGGATAGTTCTATTGCTGTTACTTTGTCTACACCAACCTCGTACGCTCTAACTCTTCCAGAATCACCAACTACTATCTTTTGTATTTTCATTTTCCTTTTGCTTAAAATTACTGCAAGCTGAATCGTTTAAATGAATAATTGACATATGGCTTGGTTTAATAATACAATTGTATCTTTTATTTTTCCTTACCATCGAATATCCATAATTCAAAGTACCATTACAAAATGAACAACTTTTACATTTTTTGTTATCATTCAAATGTGTCTGTAATTTCTGAACTATCATTCTCTTTTATTTTAAGTTCAATTTCTACTGGACTATTTTCTAAAGTTACTTCAGGGTATAGGTTCATAGGTAAACTACATAACTCTGTACCCGAATAACGTTCTTCGTCCCAAGGAATATTCAGATATAATTTTAAGTTACCATCCTCATCTCTTCTTAACCACATAATGTTTTATTTATTAAGTTAATCATTTTTTCTTTTGTTCAAATTTACCACATGCCCAATTATTTAAATGAATAATTGGAGGAACAAAACGGTTTATTTGGCATCTATATTTCTTATTTACACGAGGATGGCATCCAGAATATCCATAAACTTCTCCTTCGCAATAAATACAATCTTTACATTTTTTCATTTTAAATGTTTTTAAATTTCATAAATCTGGAGTGTTGATTATCATTTTTAAAAAACTACCCATCTCCATATTGACATGATAAAGAAATTGTGTGTCTCTTACATGTATAGATACACGTGTAAATGATACATATTTTCCACGGTTATTTGACGTTGTACCCACATCCTCTTCTTCAAACATACGAATTATATAAAAAACATTAATAAATTCCTTACTGTTATTTTTATTAAGTACTTCTATAAATTTACTCATAATTTTATTACTCCTTTAAAAAATTCATCATCCCATTTTTAGCCATCTCGCAATAAACACAATCTTTGCATTTTTTCATTTGAAATGTCTTTTAATTCCTATTTTTCTTAAGGCCTTATCAAACGCATCAACACACTTATGCATTTCTCCACTTACTTCTTCATCGCCAACCCCATCACAACTGGAAGAATACGAATCTATACCATTTATCACTTTTTCAAGTTCTTTCTTGGTAAATTTTAAAGTATATAATTCCATATCTTTCAATATTTCATTAAACTCCTTTTTAGTCATGTTGCTGTTTATGAAATGATCTTTTACTTCTGAGAATGGCTGAAGATGATGTTTGATTATGTCAATAGCTCCAGCTTCCCCGATATTTCCCTTAGCACACATCTTTATGTACTGCTGTTCTGTTAAGTTGTAATCCGTAATAGTGTCAACTACTGTAGAAAATCTACAAAGCAAACCGTTAGGCTGCCTACATATGAATGCTCCCATATATTATTTATTTTCTTTTAAAAAATTCATCATTCCAGCTTTAGCCATCTCACAAATAAGAAAAAACAGAGATTCCATATAATTTTCTGACACCTCTGTAAATACATCTTTTTCAACATCACAATTTTTAATTCTTACAAGCAATGAAGCTGTGTAATTTACTAATGGGTGATATTGATTACGACCAATCCATTGTTCGGCACCCACATCTCCTCTACTCACATTAATAGCAAATTTCATATTTGGATTCAATTCTTCTACATGCTTCAATGTTTCGTTCAGTAAATTCCAAAGATTCTTTGAAGTAAACAAAAAAATTAAACTGCCTTCATGTCTGACAGGAATTCCTAATTTTATTAGATCTTCCATTTGGCTTCCAGTTAATGTATCTTCAATCATCGTCACTGGAATTTAATAGTTTTTTCTCCTATTCTTATAGTACCAAGGTAAGACTCTCTTCTTAAAACTTTCAGCTTCATGAGTTCTATTTGTCTTTTTACGGAGAACTCCGCATCAGCCCCCCAATACCACTCACCAGATATACTAATAGGTTTATTTATATTACCAGTATAAATCCTTATAGGCTCTCGGGTAACTACATCAATTAAATAAACATAATGATGCAACTTATCATCAAAAGCTATAACTTCATAAACCCTAAGGTCTTCTGAATCTATTCTTGTTATTTTATCTCCAACCTTTAAGGTTTCGATATTTGTAATTTTAATAAGATCGTTCATGATTGTACAATTCGTTTTGAATTCTTTGTATGTCTTTTTTATCCTCTTCCGTTACTGGATTAGGAAATATATTACTTATCTGAACCTCTATGGGCTTACCTAAACATCTGTGCTTACACCACATAAATCCATTAAAGTGATCTATATAAGAGGATCCATCTTTTTTAGAAGAATGAAATTGTTGTCTCAATTCCCCTCTTAAAGAAATGCGGTATATGCTCTTAATTACTGGAGTTATGTAAACATCCAATCTTTCATGACAAATAGGACATGTAATATACCATACAGGTATTTCTACCATTCCTATTTGAATAATAGATTTTTCGTTTCCACCATTTAGGGTAAAATTTACTCCAATTGTTTTCAAATATTCTTCAATCTCAAACTCTTCCATAATCAATTTCTTTCCGCCCAGAGCATTACTACACTATCTTCATAAAGACACACACTTGTAATGTTTGCTGTGCCAAGTTCAGTATCTACCCAAACTGGAGCGTCCATAGGGTGTTTTAGAAGTTCATCTATAAGCTCTCCGACTGTTAATGCTTTATTTGCCATTTGTTTTCATGTTATAATTGCTACCATATAATTACCTGTTCTCAATTTAGACAAAATCTCCTTTTTCTTTTTTCTTGGAAATTTATTTATAACTAACTCCTTTCTGATAACTTCAACAACCTCTTTTGTGCACTCACTATGATGTTTGTTTTTAGTAAGTTTTATTATACGTTTGGTTGTAAGCCTATACTTTTCAGGATCAAAATTTTCAAGTCCATCAATAATATTTTTTGATAATTTTATTGGCGGCCACTTCTTTAATGTGTCTATTAATTTCATATCTGGATCCTATATTTTACCGCATCTAAATAATTATCAAAAAGAAGAGGCTTCCATCGTATTGAGAATTTTAATATTGTGGGAATACAAATCCCATCACAATCAACCTTATCAACTCTCCTAAGATTCTTGTCATACCAACAAATTCCTAACAGCCTCTTTCTATAATCTACTCTGAATTGCCCAGTTTTAATTTTAACTATCCTGTAATCAGTAGATAAGGCTTCTGGATGCTTATAATACATTGTTCTCTTCTGTTTGCTTCCTGATAAACTCCAGCCTATCAATTTCGGCTGCACACAATGCCCCAGAAATAGCCAGCATTTCTTCTCTAAATTCGGTAGATGTCATTCTCTTGTTTTTAGCCATAACTTTATTAAACCACCAATTCCCCCACGAATGAGGGTAATCCTTTTCGTTTAATGTAAGACAGAACTTGGCAGCCGAAACTAATTCCTCATGGCCATAAAATCTATCCTCCGAAATAGACCAATGATGCTTTAATAATTGCTCAGAACGTTCTTTAGCTATTCTTCCACATCCATCTAAAAAACAAAATGGAACAAGAGAAACGTTTGGATTTGCCTTATTCCCAAATTTGTCATACGAAATTTTATTATTTTCTTTTTTCATGATATTTATTTTAAAATTTAAACTTCTCTATAATTAAAAAAAACTCGATAGCACATACAACTCCAACCACCATTGGCTGTTATATCTTTTATCAATTGATCTTTATATTTTTCATATTCCTCACTCTTTTTGATAATATCTCCATGCCTATATTCAAATAAGAAATGATCAACATCCTTATCATCCACATACTTAACATCACCCCATTCATTTGATCTTTCGGAAATTATTTCATCTAACATCTGAGCTAATGTCATGTGCCCAAAAAACTTCACCCTGTAATTTGAAGTACAATCTCCTCCTACCCCTGAAGTGGCTACAAATCTAAATCTATCTTCCTTATCCATAATATTCATTTTACAGAATCTTTTTCCAAAATTTCTACTCTTGATACCGAATATATTTTATCGCAAATGTTATATCCTAAATAATACCCACTATTTTCAGAAAACCCAACTTCTGGAGGCGTTACGGATATTATTTCCACTACTTTATTGCCGCCATCTACATAATGTACAAGACATTTGTATTGTATTTTTTGCCCCTCTTTTATGGATGTGTTTATCGCAATAGAAATAGATAAAAAGAAAATGACTATTCCCAGTAGCCAACCCCATGGAAAGCCATCGTCTTCATACATCTTCCTATAATTACACTTTACGAAGTGTTTGTTTGCATTAGAACCGGTATTATATCTGCAATTTCTACATGTTTTTCCACCAACCATAATAAACTTAGGTAATTCCGGAAACCTGTAATCATCAATATATTTTAGATTATCCCTATATTTACACCTGGTGATTGAAACTCCAGACTTACTTATCGAATATCTTATCTTTTTCATTGCTATTAAATTTTACCAAATTCTACTGGATAACTTCTAAGTCTAGCTGAATTTATAAACCACCTAAATTTAATATTAAACGATTCTTCGCTTATTTTAATAGAAGATTCTATAATTTTATTGACATATATTTTCCCTAAAACTTCTTGTTTAAGAATGTATTTTATGTTCAACTCTTCATCTGGATCACTTACGATATAGAATCGAACAATAACAATTTCACCATTTTCTGTTAATGACAAAATCCTCATACACACAAAATATTTATTTTCGTTCTTATACCTATAACAATCTCCAGGTTTAGCTAAATCTAAATTATCTAACCTAGACTCTTCTTTTTCAATTTCCATTTTACAATTCACTAAATCAAGCCATACCTCATGTGCATACCCAGTTTCTCCAAAACTTTCCGCAAAGTGTACTTTTTTGCAACTACTAAATATAATTAATACAAAAAGACTCACACTCGACACTATCACGATAATTAAAAATATTCCCATAATATTATTTTATTTGATTCATTACTATAGTACTATTTGTATCCTCGTAAAGTTCATGGTATTGATTTGATATTAATTGTCTAGACCCTCTGCTTGATGTTTCAATCTTTAATTCATAATCAGTATGGATAATCTTATGACTAATAGCAACTCCACCATTATAAATACTATATTCATAAATATGTTTTGTGTGAGTGTCTTTGGGTTGGCAAGAAATCAATAGTACAAATAAAGTACTTAGAAATATTAATTTTTTCATGTTGTATAATTTAAATTGTGGACGAGCCTGGAATCGAACCAGGGAATGGATTTATTCAGCTAGCTATATTAGTCCGCCTATTCAATAGGTATGTCTTCCAATTGCACCACTCGTCCGAAAAAAATAAGCACCCGGTTCCTTTCTTTGCTGAGATAATTTACCGGGTGCTTGCGAATTTATATGATCACTTAATCTTACTGGGTCCTATATCCAGTGATTAAAGTAAATCTACCGAGATAAATTTGCGTTACGTAAAAGAACTATATTTAGAACTGTGACCATAAGTCTGTATAATTAAGTCCATTTTGCTGAGTTCCTGTAACTGCTGTATTAAAAAAATGTATTCGTCATAAGTAATATCCACAGAACCTAACTGATATGCGTATTTGTTAGCTGTAAGAGTATATTTTTTAGGTAGTGGAGAAATAAGCTCCTGCGTTATTAGTTCATTCAGAACCGCGCTGGAAATGGTTGGCGTACTTATCCTTTGGTAAGTGTTAAGGGTTTGTAACTGGAGCACCGGGGAATTTTCATTTATTACATTAACGATACCTGTAGATTGTTGATTCTGTTTCGGTAACCCTCCGGCAGACATGCATGTAAATGAAAAGATGCCTAAAAAGGCGATCAATAAAAACTTTTTCATTTTGATTAAATATTAATTTTAGAAAACTCTGATACAAATGTATTACTTTTTATCTAAATAACTATTCGACAGTATATATTTTAAGTTATTTAAACTTTTTGAATGCTTCCAGAAGTAGCTATTCCCTTAATAGTCTTCTCCTCAACCTCCACTCGATACCCAACGTCCTTTAATGTGAATGATGGATACACTTTTTTAACCTTTCCAGTTTTTCCTTCATACTGGGGTTCGAGATCGTTGTGGATAATTTTAACGCGATCTCCTACATGAAATTCTGAATCTAAATTTTGTTTCATTTTAGTAAAATTAAAAGGAGGAGCTTTTACACTCCCCCTAAGTTTAACATCTAAAGGTAAAAAATTATTTTTTGGTAGGACTTTCTCCACTTACGAATTTAAAGAACCTTTCAGCTAATTCAACTGGATCAGATTCTTTTATCCCTTTTACTTTTTCCAAAGCTGCTATTGACAACTCTAAGCACCTAAACTTATCAGGTCTTTGTCCTGATTTATAAAGAGCATCTATTGTCTCTTTATTGGTAACATCTTTTGCTTCATCCATATTGTAATTATTTGTTTGTTTCAAAATAAGGCTCGGCTTATGAATTGATCAGATTCAACTTACTTGACTATTTAAAGCCACAGATATATGCCGAGCCAGTATTTATATCATAGAAGAGCCAGGAATCAACTTGTCCTGGATGAGGTGCCCTTATTGCTTTACTCTACGTCAGTTTTAGCTTATTCTTCCGTAGTTGCTCGACTGTTACATCGCGCGCCTTACTTCCCTCTTCGCTACTTCGGAACAATATTGGGAGGATACTTTCATTTGCAACCAATACCTTTTTAGTTCCTTCAATCGCCTTTATTTCAAAGCTGCTGCGTCTACTTTTCCGCCACTCTTCTATTTGTAGGAGGATTAAGAATCGAACTTAAACTAATAGGACCAAAGCCTATTGTGCTACCACTACACCATCCTTCTGGTTGCCCGGACACTTCCGGGCTTGAAATTTTAAACATTAACTTTATACACTAATGAAAAACAATTATTAGTCGAAGACCCCTCACGGGTTATATCATAATCTTTCTAAAGTATTTCCATTATCCGACATGATAAAATAAGTGTATTCTTTTAAAGGAGAAAAAGCCTCAATAAAGAATTTCTTACCATTTTCTCCAAATATAATGGAGTCTATGTTTGTGTCGTCAACATTTGGATATTCCTCTTTCATCAAAATATCAAACTCTTTAGTTTTGTTTTTTTGAATTCTGGAATAAGAACAACCCAATTCAAAGTTTTCAATTACACTATCAAACCTCTCTGTTTCGTTTGATCTTGTGTTTTCAATAATTCTTAATGTATACATATCTATATATTTATTTATATCCTGGAATATGCCAGGTCATTTGTTTGCGCTTCCAGACAGATTCGGACTGCCGACCCTTTGCTTAACAGGCAAACGCTCTAACCACTGAGCTACGGAAGCAAGGTTGGTTGAGTCCGGAATCAAACCGGATCCAGCAGAATCTAATTAATGTTATCTTGGCGCACTCACATCAATTACTAGCTATTCCATCATTAAACTACTCAACCATGTGAGGGAACTTTCGCGTCCCTCTTGCGTGTTCAGGCAGCCATTCTCATGACCGGTTGAACCATAGAAATCAATTTTTTGTCATTTCTGACTTTAATAGCTCTCAATATTACCTAACTCAACGCTGTCAAAACTATTCACCCCCAATTTTAAATTAAACAAGAAGAAGAATTTTTGTAACATCCTTCCAGTTACTTTATACAGTGGTCAAATCTGCAACCTATTTCTCAGATAGGTACTTCTTATTTACAGCACTTTCGCGGCTGGTTAGCGGTTATCTGAATCTGGTGGAGGTGCGGACTTCTGCCTTCCGGTCCATACGTCTTTCAATAATATATCAACGAACTATTAGTTGGGGAGGTAGGACTCGAACCTACAGTCTAATTAAAGAGAAGATTTACAGTCTTCGCTGCTGCCAATTACAGGTTACTCTCCAGTTTTTAAAAAAGGAGTAAAAGAACTGGTCGCAACAGTCTACTTTTACTCCTTAAAAAATTAATGAATACTAATTACTTTACTAACCTTAAAAAAGAGTTATGCAAATATACGCCTTATTTTTTAATCTGCAAATAAAATCACAAATATTTTTATGCATCTATTTCTCCCATCGCATAATAACATTTCTCATTAGGGAAAGGTACTTGCATATCCTTTTTGGGATCATACTCAGAAGCTTCTTTGTATGTATCAAAATACTTAACAGCTATTTCTCCACGAATATCGTTTTCCTCCTTTAAATTTTGAAAGAACTTCAACTTACCTGGGAAGGCCATATCAGAGTTTAATTCTTCAGAAAATTGTTCCCATAATTTGTCAAACTTCATCCACAAGCCAACAAGTTTATCCCCATTAACAATAAGGACGCCAATCTTTCTTCCATCATTAGGGTTAGGATCGTTTTTTATAAAGCTTTGAAGTTGGTATCCAAGTAACCACCAAATCTTATCTTCAATCTTTTTAAGACAGATTTTCTTTCCAACCTCTTCATCATAATTGTCTGGATCCACACATGTAGTAGACTCGCGAATAGTAAATCCATTTTTCATTTTTATCGTCACATACGTAACCGGTTTTCCAAACTCTGTTACTGTTTTTACAATAACATCTTTCATGTTTTCCTGAACTTGTTCCGGATACACTCTAATTGCACTTCTAATTTTTGTTTCGTCCATATCTTCTTTTATTTGTTTAAAAATTACACCTTCCATACTTTTTTCTCTTCTAAGTCTGGAGCACTCACCTCTAACACTATGATCAGTACAACCATTAAAGTAGTAGTAGCAATTGTTACATTTTCCTCCTCTAATAACTACTAAACGATCCCCATTGTCTTCAAATTTTTCTCCAATTCTTCTTTCCATATTTTTATTTTTGGAATATTAGCAACACTTTTTCATTATCTCCGTAATCTCCACCATGTCCGTCTGGGATACTTCCAGTAGCCGGTATAACTGTTGTACTGATTAAATTAAACCCCTTTAAAGACATCTCCTGAATTTTTGAATCCATTTTTGGAGTATCAACCCTAACTGATTTTGTTTCCATATTATTTAAAATGTAAAAATACAGTACACGCTACCTTTAATACCAAAACATAATTCTACTCCAAGATTATGCGATTATAATTTAATCTATATTACTGCGCGTACTGTATATTATTAATATTATTTGAAAAAATTATACCACAATACTTGTATTCCGTAATAAATCATCAATATTAGACAAATTGCCGTAACCACTCCAAAAATTAGGAGAACCCATGCGAATATCACTTCAGTATTATTCGACATATATTCCATACCTGAAATTATCCAACTTATCATGATCAATCAAGCATAAAATAATCTTTAAGAAGTCTCTTGTTGTTATCAATAAACTCTTCAGCTTGGTGTTCTTCGTGAAAAGCTAAATATTCCCTACAGCTAGAACGCACAATGTTCATTTCTTTGTATCCACACGTTATAGAATAAGAACAATAAGGGATATTCCATTCTTCATCTGTAATCATTCCACCATAATAAGGCATTAACAAGCTTATCTTTGAAATTGCAATTTCCATCTTTGCAACCCTCTCAGATGAACACGTGTTTTTATCACGCTCATTACGCAAAAAACTTCCTCCAAAAAGGTTAATTTCCCCACACGCATCTATGTAACACGCTTCATCTGGAATTAATGCTTTGTTTTTTAGTATATCTTCCCATGTTTTTGTGGAGTCATGATACAAATCTGGAAAAGCAATAATGGCTAACCTTTTTAGATTTTTGTCCTTTCCATCGAACCATTCTTTAGCCATTGAAAGAGTTACTTGTAAATTTCTTGTTTCTTCTTCCATATTATCAATTTTTATAAATTGTACATCAGCACTATCTTTCCTCTCCCTAAAACTACAGTATCCAGTTAAGGAATGTTTTTCTTTTGAGTGGCAATCTGATCTTTTCATGCCTTTAAAAAAGCATTTTTTACATCCAGCTTCTTTAATAACCTGAAGGGTGACATTCTTATATTTAAAAACTTCTCCAACTTTTCTTTCCATGCTCAGTCTATTTCAAAATATTGTTTTAGCAAGTAATTAAAATTATTCAAGAACCTATCTCTTACTTCTTCATTTTTGAAAGCCAACTTACTAACCGCTGCTGCACGATCGGTTCCAACAATCTCATTTTTATTTCTTTCAATGCAATATTTGGAATCGAAAGAATCCCAATCCGGAACCCAAGCACCATTATAATCTTCTTCAGCCATTAACTGGGTAATCTTAGCATATGCACGACTAGATTCAGCTTGTCCTCTAGTTTTAAACCACCCACTACAAGAAAACGTAGCCGAATTACTTATCTGTTCTATTGCAAAATTTTCGTTCTGCATTATATAACCACTCATCCTTTTTCCAAGGAATCTTTTTGACCACGAATCTTCAGCTAAATCCTTTTCGTCATAAGCCTGAAGTGCAATCTCTTTTAATGAGGAATCATTACCATTGTAATATTCTCTCGCTTTCTCTATAGAAAGCCTTACTGTTCCATCTTTCATATCTTGTTTTGTTTTATAAGTTTTATTTTTATCTTCAGTGCTCCCAATTTTAACCGGAACAAGCAAATCTTCATACAAATAAGTACCCCTTATCAGTATATAAATTTGATGACTTGATATAAAAACACTTCCAACTTTCATTAATTCTATTTTATCCATTTCTAAAATAGGTATTGCTTTTAAAAAAATTTCTGAACCTACAAATGGACAGTAATTAATACCCAAGTAACAAAATGGACAACTAGATGCGCATTCACAATTACCCATGTACACGTTTTTGCGAGACTTCTTCGCAATTACCCAACGATCTACAATACAACTGTACATTATATCTCCAATTTCAATATCTTCTATTTTCATTATTCTTATTTTAAATTTAAAAAAGCACCCCAGAATAATTATAGACTGAGGTGCCAAAAAGACAAACTATGAAAAATTATCAAAATTACCTAATGCCCTTCTAAAAATTCTACGCGTTTCACAACGAATAGAATCAAATAAATTAAAAAAATATGTCAAACAAGTTGTGGTTGGAGCCAGACTTGAACTAGCGACACAGGGTTAATTACTCCACTTGCTCTACCAACTGAGCTACCCAACCGTTTTAAAAATAGCATTGACTATTATGTCTAACCATCAATGCTTTGAATCAAGTATTATTAAAACATATAAAACCCATTTATTTATTACCGAAATCCGCTGGGTTTTCTCCCCATCCCAGATTATCCCAATGTCTTACTTCGATTGTAGAAATATCATCCGCAAGTAATTTGAGGAATATCTCAGCCTTTTGAAGTAATCTACATTTCTTTTTAGACGCTGTAGATTTATTATTAAACCACGTCATAGCAGTCATACTGTCCGTATATATTATCCTGGGAGTAAAATCATTTTCTATGATATACTTGGCGGCATCAACTACTGCCAAAAACTCCCCAATATTTACCGTCTTAAATCCCAGATCCTCATAAAAAATCATTTTACCGGTCTGTAAAATAAGACCTCTATATTCTGTTTTTTTATTTTTTTCTGAATGAGCGGCATCTGTTATAATGCCCTCTGTTGGTATATCTGACATCTATCCAGTATCTTTTTGTGTCTTACAAAACCATCTTTTTGAGCTTTTTTTGAAACCTCATCAACAAGCCAATTAAACTCTTCTAAAACTAAAGAGTTGTCAGCTATTTCAAAAGAGGAGGCTATCTTTAAACCTACAATAGATTTAGATTTTACTCCCCCATAAGCCCACTTAATCTTTTTGTTTCCATATTTTACAACAACACCATATTTTTTGCCGGTGACAATTTCTTGCGATATTTCAGCCTTAAACAAAACCTTTTCAAGTTCCACAACCTCATACCCATTATCTTTAGGCAATTGCGTTATTGATACTTCATACAAACAATCTAACTCTACCAGATAAACTAAGTAATTTGGAACAATTACAACACTTTTTAAACAAGAGTCTTCTTCACGTACACCTACAAAATGATGATCTTTGTAGGTTACGAATCCAACCGGATTTCCAGTCCTGGTAGATTTAAAGAATTTTATTTTGGTTCTGATTATTCCCATTACTTGACAAAAATAGGCAATAAATTTGAATTAACAAATAAATCACCTATTTTTTAAAAACTATTTTACTTTTTCGATAGTTTTTGCCAAACATTTGTCACATAATCCATCGTTTTTTATGCTATCTGTTTTACCAATTTTCTCACCGCACTCCAAACAAAAAAACCTTTTCTCTCTCTTCAAATACACAACTTCTTCTACCTTACTCCTGGAAACATTGTACTGATTCATGAGAGCTAAAATAATTTGCTTTGAGGTGTACTTTGACTTCCTACGAATGATACGATAATCATTCAGGATCAATTTGTCTCTTGCTAATTGCCAATTCAACATCCCCATACTATAAAGCTGTGAAAGCAAAGGTATGGGAATTTTTACTATTGAAGACAACTTAGCGACATCTTCATTGGTTAATAAGTATACCTTCATGATACTTAAACAATTTTTCGTTACCGGAATACGGAATACATTGATCACATCCAAATTCACCAACTAGATAAAACACCATTTTATCATTTACAATTTCAGCGTGATCAAAAAACCCAAGCCTCCAATCTACATCATTCTGTAGTTTAGCCAACACTTTTGTAAATGGAAGCATTCTGGTTATATTGTAAGAATTTACTTCTTTTTTTAATTTCATGGAAATCTTTTTCTCTTCCACTGGAATAACCCATTTTTTATTTTCATCAAAAACCTTACCATTTTCATCAAAAAATATTTTCATAGCTTCTTCTATTTCGCTATCAGAAGGTTCTCTTAACACATCAAAGAAAGTTCCTAACTCATGACTTCCTATAACAGACCTATGTCCGGGTTCTGCATTTTCTGAAAAACTTACAGTTCCGTAAGTCATTACATTAGCTGGGAATTGTCCGTCATAATCTTTCTTCAGGATAGCAAAAAACCTTTCAGTTTCCTCAAAATTTTCAAATATCAGAAAGTCTCCATCATTAAATTCAACACCTCTATTAGCATTCAAGAAGTCAACGCTAGAAATTCCCAGCCCTGAATCTCTATACTCAGAAACGTAACAGTTCTGGGCTAATGTAGGTACACCTAATTTTGGTCTAAAAAATTCAACAAATCCAGTGTCTCCGAATTTTTCATCCGACTCCATTTCGCTAACCGTATCCTTTTGTTCAAATTCAATTCCTAATTTTAGGAGTCTTTTTTCAACCTCTTCCGGATGTTCGGCGACATCTATAACGGTTCCAATCAAACTACTTTTAAATTTTTCTAGTGTCATTTTCCAAACATTTTAATTAGGTCATCAATTTTAAGTGCCGGCAGTTGTTTTTCCTCAATTGTAAGAAACTTAATTGCTGCATGGAATTCTTTGTCCACTCTAGCTACAGTACGAAGAGCAAAAAGAGTATCTGAAATTCTACATCTCACCTTCTCCTTTTCTTTTTCCAACTTCCTTTTTTTTGTTTGTATTGCTTCGGCACGATCACAAATCTTCTTATCTATATCGTAATAAAGGTTTCCGGGTAATCCAATTGAGCATTCTATGTTTGTGTAATGGTTATACCCTTCACTGTTTTCATATACAGCGCTTATACTGGAAGAAGACTTGAAATAGCTTCTATTTTTTTCAAAGCATTCCATAACATCTTTCGGAATCAAAACTCCAACAAGTTCATCTCCTAATTTCAACTCTTCCTTTTCAGCGTCAGAAATTTTCTGATCGTATTTACTACATGCCATCGCTAATGCGGCATCGTCTGCCATTGATCTTGTAACTCTCATGATTTTATTCTTTTTTAGATTCTTCTAATTTTCTGATACGTTCCTCCAATTCTCTGTTTTTATCTTCCAGTTCCTCTTCACGCTCTTCAGATTCTCTTTTTCTTTTGTTTTCCCTACTACATTGAGGGCAATACTTGTAATATTCAAGCCCATCCGTGTCCAGCACGTACTTGCATCCATGTATTGGGCATCTTCCTAATCCAAATAAACCCATAGTTATATTTTTAAAATTTCGCTTTCAAATACCACATCTGTTTTTCCATCTTTTCTGGGAATTCCATCTTTATTTAGAACAACCCCCTTATATACCAACTCAGGATACGGTCTAAACATAGATCTAAAAGTAACTTTTGTTATTTTTATAGTCACTTCATCGTCTTCCCTTGTTACAACTTCTCCAATATTTAAATGAGGCCTGCTTTCAATATATCTTTTAGCCACATCGCGTTTTAATTCTCTTGATATTCTGGATATTCCAAGAATCTCTAAGGTGTATTCTTCATTTGTCATATTATATCTTTTTCATAAATAGTTAATTTTCCACTAACTTCTGGGGTGGAATCACAGGTCAAAACTTCCCCAATATACTTCACAATCGGTATAGTAGAAGATAATTTTGAATAACTTATTTTTTCAATTACAATAGAAACAGTCCCCTCTCCCCATTTTTCAGTAACCATATCTCCTACTGAAAACATGGCATTTTCTTCTACAAATTTTTGATTTAAAGAATTTTCTTCCTGCATACATTTCCATCTAATATCAGAAAGCTTTGATTCGTAATCTTTATTTTTCATATTATTTCCAATCAGTTGGTTTGTTACCTACTTCACATTTTACACCCATTCTATCTTCTCTATCCATTCCCCTTACAGCCTTCAGTGTAATATTTATTTGTAGATTATCTACATTTTCCACATTTTTAGTAGACATAAAGTCAGAGCTAAGCAATGCAAGCATTATACGATTGCTCTCATCGTGAGTAAGATGATCCCAGTCTAACTTTAAGTCCTTAGTAATACATTTAGCTTCATCCAAAAATTCACTGTCTTCTGATAGATCTGTAATGTTAAATATTTCAGGTTTCTTTTCATTAAACAGTTCGTCACTTAACATCCAATACCTCATCCAAGAAGCCATTGTTTGTCTCATGTTTGAAGGTTCTATTGATACTTTTTTATTTTTCTTCATATGCTAAAAATTAATGTTACTACATACAAAAACAACATGAATATTCCAGTTAAAGCGTAATATACAGCACCTAAAATTATTCCCCCAATAGCTATTACTACATAATCCATACCCACAATAATATCTTTCCTATATTTTTTCACGCTAAATGTTATAGCTGTAACCATAATAAATAATATAGAAAATAGGAATCTGGTAATGAATACAGCAACATGGTATGTTTCGTTATGCCCTGGAGCCTCATAGCAACCCCTCAATCCATTATTAAGATCAATAGGTTGCCATGTAAAGGTTACCAGTTCAGCCATCAAATAAAACGCTCCTATAGAAGAAAAAATAAACAATAAACTCAATAGAATATTTTCTATTTTATTTTCCATCTTTTGTTTTAGGTTTCGATCGTTTTTTACTCGCTATTGGGGAAATAGTAGAAATAACATCCTGGATGGTCTGATATGCTACTTCAAGAAGTTTAATATTACTTTCTATTTTTTCCCCAACCTTACCAGACTGAAGTCCGTCCGGCATTTCATCTAAAGAGTCTTGTTCCGCACTCTGAACTTCCTCCAACCCATCTGCTGCATCATGTAACTGATCAATTACCTCACTTAAATCTTCTCTTCTTTCGTCATTCATAACTTTTATATTTTTCCTTGTTCGTACAGTGATTGTTTTTTTTGAGCAGTTTTAGCCCTTGCAATCCTCCAGTATTCATTATCATGAACTATCTTTTTAGATTTAGCTGGAGGTTTCAATATGTGTTGTATTGCCGCAGCACTTACTCCCATGATTTCAGCGATCTTTCTTATACTCGCCCCCAAGTCATGCAAATAAAACACATTTTGCTTTTGTTTATCGGTAAGTTTTCTCCTGGAATCGTATTTTGTTCCAGCTATTTTGATTTTTAATATTTTTGTTTTCATAATGACAAAATTATATTTCCGCACTAATGAATTTCAAAAGTACGGAAATATATTATAATTTAGAATAAACGTATACAGTTTTAGATAAAAATAACTTATCTTCCCGATATTTGCTCCATTATATCTTGCATTTTTAAGCTTATTGGGGATTCAACTAAACCTTCTTCTTCAATAAACTCTTTTGAATGATAATCTGTTATTTTTAAATCTTTCCCAGAATGTACGAGGTTATACCCATCCTTTATTAAATCTGGAAGATACATTTCTTGTAAGTCTACATTGGCTTCATTACCCTTAGCCCATACAAGTTGACCATCTTCAGCACCACATTCCGGACACCTTTCTGAAGTTAATGGAAGGAGCATTAATTTTCCACATTCAGTACATTTTACAAAATCCCCATAATTTACTCCAGGGTAAACTACCACCTCTTTCTTTTCCATGATCAATAATTGTATTCGTTATACAAACTTTCTTTATTCTCATCTACGAGAGACTCCCACCACGCTTGGCACATATTCAAGCAGATGTCCGGATGTTCTGGGACATGCTTTATAAACAGATCTTGTTTTTCATGATTCAAAAGATCATTCCACCATTCATCGGAAGCTTCCAAAATCGTTTTTCTGGGAATATTATGAGATTCAGCTACTCCAATCATGTCGTCCCAGTAATTCATACTGTTACAATATTTTTCTCCAATTTCGGCAGCAATATCGGCTAATTTACCTGAAGTTAAGCCATCTGTAATAAACCTCTTTTGTTTTAGATCGTCTTTAGAAAACAGCAATACTGGAAAATATTCTTCTTCAGACACATTTTTTACTTCTTCAGTCTCCGGAATAAGTTCAAATATTCCATCAATATCTTCTATGGCTATTTTGTCATTTATTGGTACATTGTCTTCAACCCAACATGTAATTCCATCAACATCCTGTGCCGCTTTCTCGATAACAACCTCTCCAGATTCTCTTAAAGCTAAAACCAATATTTCTAATTCGGTGCAATAGTCAGAGCTTCTTAATATCGGGGTGACTTCTTTAAATACAATCTTTCCACCATGTGCTTTCAACGCTGTTTTTAATTCACTCAGCAATTGTGAACGAATTTCACCGAACTTTGTGCTAAAATTTGTATGTTTCATATTAATACATATTATATTGTTCAAATAACTCTAACATTTCTATTAATCCACTAACTTCTTTGGTAGATTCAGTTCCCTTGTCTTCTACAATAACAACATACGATGTTTCGTCTTCATCACTCTCTTGGTCACCATAATCTACAGACTTAATAAAAATAGAGGTTTTGTTTTTCCCTACTCCACAAACAAAGCATTTACCTGCCTGTAAAGACCTTTTTGAAGCCTCCACGTAATCAGACATAATATCTTCCAACAAACGTTTTTCATCATCTAAACCATTTAAAGCTTTTTGTATTTCAAATATCTCTTTAAATGGCAAACTTCTCATTCTTTCTATCATATCAATATTTTTATTAATCTTTACTGTGATCGTCAAAATCATCCCATTTTTCACTAGGCTCAGCACTATCCGCTGTAGCTTCTCCAAATTCCCAATTCTTTCTAATAGAATCGGCACCACATTCATCAAACTCTGCTGAAATAACATCCGAAGCTTTATCCATAGCCTCTTCTTTACTTTCAGCCCTTACAGTTATTTCTCTATTAAAAATAGCTGTACATATTACATTGTATTGTTCCATCTTGTTTAATCTAATAAATCGGTTACTTCAACTCCATCAAGATCTAAATTCCGGAAACTTATCGCTTCATCTGACTTATAGAAGCAATCTCCAGACTGTTCATTCATTATTATCATGTAAAGATAAAACGATTGTTCGGCATTCAATCCTTTAAATTTTTCCAACTCCAGAGCCTCCAAAGTGCAATTTTCATTTTTCATGCAGTTATTATACACCCTGGAATATTCAGAAACTACTTTTCCAAAATTACTTTTGTTTCTTTGACTATTAAGATATCCTACACTCAAAGAAGAGTGTCTTGGTATAACGATTTCTTTTTTATCCATCTTATCTAATATTTTCCATTACAAAATTCAAAATCTATTCAACATCATTAAGCCCAAAAATCATTAATAATTACACATTTAGCACACATTTCAGGTCTTATGGATCCATGATAATAATACGAAACCTTATTATGCGCGCTCCCAATTTGAACAAAATATTTGTTTCCTTTCCAAGAAATATCTCCAGGCTTTGTATCTTCTCTTACTGGTGTATTAATAACAGTAAGCTTGTGGTCCTTCAAAAACTTTATTCTATCAGCAATCAAAGGAAAACTTTTAACAGCCAACTTACATAGTGGTATTTCTGGATGCTTCACTTCAACAAACATTTTAAGCAACAAGTCATTCATTTCTGAATCAAACTCATCATCATAATATTGATCTAAAGTAATATCTACAAATGCACCGGTCGGCTTTGTGTCTCCGAAAGTATTCCAATCTTCAAAGTCCTGTCTACGCCAAAACAACTTAACGTACCCATTTCCATCATTCCATGCCACTGGATGAAATATTAAACCATCTTTTCCACCCACAAGTAAATCTAAGCTTTTACTGGAATCTTCACCATATATCGTGTCTACACATTTAAACACACATTTTTTATTCATGTTTTCAGTTTGACCAACTACTCCATGAATTATTCCTATACCGCTACATTTTATCATAATATTTCTTTTACAGATTCTATATCGTCTATGTAAACACTTCCATCTTCTCCATACATACAGTCAAGAGATTTTTGTCCATATTTATCAAATGCACAAACTACACTAGCTTCATCCACTAAATCATCTTCACTAATTATCATAAGTGTTACTTCAAATGTCTTCATATCTTTTCCAATTTATTTGTTTAACCGGTCTAACAGCACTAAATTCACGATTCAATTTCATTAAAAGATTCTTGTATTCTTTTTCCGATGCCGAAATTCCAGAGATCTTTCCACGAAACAGTTCCATGTTGAATCTTATATCTTCTAAAATCATTCCATATGGAGGTGTTATGTCTTTTACAATAGAAAACACATTAACAGATTTTATTTTTGACACAAACTGCCTATCATAAATATCCGCCACATCATTTAGATCAAGTCCCATAACTAATCCATGAACTTTAACAAAAAGGAATCTGTGAACATATGACCCAAATTCCTTTTTGCGTTCTTTGTATTTTTCATGTAAATGATAGATGGTTCCATCTTCCTTGTTTTTATAAGAACTCTTTAGTACTCCATCACTCCTTAAAGCGTTAACCAAGGGAACATCTATCTCAACTCTGCAACGATTCCAATTTCCTTTTGATGAGGCTATTTCATGAACCGTTGCATTTCTAAAATACTCAATATACTTCATTTTCTTCTAATTTTTTCTTATAACCCGCCAAAGCTTCCAAGAAAGTGGCTATAAAATCTTCTTCATCTTTTGTTTCAGAAGTAGCCGAATAACCATCGGTTTCTTCATCTATTGCACAGATACGAAAGAAAGACGCATAATGGGAACTCACAACTTCTACAAAAACATCTCCATGTATTCCATTTAACATTAACACATGCCCACTTCGTCTTAATGTCTCTGCAAATTCATACATCATTTCTATCTGAAGCCAATCACAAACCGATTTTATTTCAGTTTCATGACTTTTGTAGGCTTCCAGTAATAATTTTCTATTCATAATTATTCGATATGATTTGCAACAAATACTGAATCAACATTGCGATACTTGTAACCACTATCCAGATATTGATAGCAATCTTTGTTATTCAAATAATCCTTAACGATTGAGGACTTATTCAAATGATGATTGTTCTTGGCATTAAGCTTTGAAACTATAAATCCCATTTGAATATCTGAAATTTGATTGAACACCGAATCTTCTTGCTTCGGAGTTTCTGGAACATACGAAGGCAAAACTGTAAAATCAGCCTTAATAATTTGTATATCATTTTTAATACACCGCGGAACAAAATACAAACCTCCAAAAAATACTGCACAAAAACAGATTATTTTCCAATTTGATTTAAAAAATTTTTTCATAAACAATGCCCGTCATGCCGATAGCAAAGCTTTAAGTTATTTACCGAACCATAAAACATTAACATCGTAACCAGGACCGTAGTTTCTACTACAAGCCGTAATAATACGAGACTTTATTCCAAAAATCTTTCTAAGCATGGGAATATAATTATCGTCTTGTATTATATTTGATGGTCTAAGATTATCCGAAACACGTTGGATAAAAAACCCTGCAACTGAACTCCTAGATTCCAAAGTAGACTCATAGAAAAAATCACATTTATCTAAAATATTATTCAAATAAAAGGAATCCTTTTTACATACTTCAAACTTTGGCTCCGGACCATTAATAGTTTCGCAAGAAACAAATATATCCGTTGAATCAATTTCCGTAACTTTCATAAGAAAGTCTATCTTTGTTATTTGATCCATAGCTCAATCTTTTCCAAAAAGCTCTCCCAGAAAGCCTTCAATTTCACTGGAATCTCCATTCTTAGCTTTGCCAATAGCGCGTTTAAATCTATTTTCCATAACTTTCATTCCAGACTTCTTAAACAGTTCTTTGTAATCTGGATCCAATAAATCTATATCCTTTTCTGGGGTGTAGTCCATAATAAGTGGATACAGCAAGCATAGCAACGGCTTTTCGCCTTCTTCTAATCCATTAAACAAATCTGCAACATGCTTTTGTGCGGCTTGTAATGTGCGCGGCTCCATTTGCTGTGATATATTGTCGGCTATATTACCCACTTTTTGATAACATACAGCCATATCTTCGCTTTTGTCTTCACCAGCCTTAACTCTATTCAATAACGAATAAATGTCCATCAATTCTTCTTCTGAAATAACTACTAATTTTTTCATGTTTTCAATTTTTATTTTACTTGTTCAATGTCTTCGTGATACACCAGACGCCTTTTCCCGTCTCTTTTCAAAATTTCATTGATGATAGGAAGCAGCTGTTCCCATTTGAAATTGCTGGTATTAATCATTCTTTTAAATTCCAGCCTTGTAAATCCAGCATTAGCAATTACAATATATGCCATATCGTTTCCGCAACCATTTCCACAAAATTCTTGGACTGCAAGCCAAAAACCTTCATTAAATTTTTTACTTTTCATTTTTGCCATAATTCAAACTTTATAAAAATTACTTTTACTAACCCCACCTGAACATACAACTTCCAGGTGCAAATAATTCAAATATACTATATTTTTGTAAGGAGATTCGCATTTTACACTCAGCATATCCTCCCCATCTAACGTAGCACCCACAAATACGCTTGCGGGGCTAGTTAAATCAATCAAATACATTCTCCCATTACTTATATCTCTCACTACAGAACCGCTCTTAAAACGATCCTTAAGGAGATTAAGTATAGCCTGTCTAACATTAATCTCCTTTTTTACTAGATCCTCAATATCGAATGGGTCCATCAATACAACATAAACAAGAATCCTCCATCACCATCAGCACTCTCTTCTATCTTTACGCCATATAGAGTACTTACTTCTTCAACATCAAAATCATCATCACTCTTGTTGAATATTTCCTCAGCGTTGTTCCAATCTTTTGCATCCATCTTATATTTTGCAGCCTTCCATCTGCGATCTGTTACCCATATCAAAGAAGAAGTTTGTTTTATCTTATACTTTTCAACCCACTCCTTAACCATTGAGAATGTGTAATTTTTTCTTTCTTTTACTTCCAGATTAACAAAGCTGTCAATATTTTGGTAATGAGAAGTCGTATAAAGCCACCCAGCATTAAATCTAGGTGCTTCTTCTACCTCTTCAAATTGTACATTATGAGTTTTTGGAGCAAAATACGGCTTAGTTCTATAAACCGTAACTCTACTCATTTCTGAAGCTCTTAAAGCTTGGTATTCCGCATAATCAGCTTCTTTCCATGAATGACAAACTATAACAAATTTGCTTATTTGTCCTTTAGTCATCCCCCATCCAGACATACATTTATCTGTCATGGATACATATATATTCAATTTTTTAGCCATGATTTTTAATTTAAATCAATTAACCGAATACTTCCGACGGCAATTGCTTGTTTAATTTGTTTTGTGTCCATATCCAAAAACCTGTTCCTATATTTAGAAGTTGTTTTTGAATAATCCCAGTAGGTTTTGTCCATAAAAATACTTCCCTGGTTTGATTTGAAAACTATTACAGACTGGTAACTTTGAAAATACAAACCATCTTCTGTCTCTACCGTAAATTGATTACGTACCCCACAGAATTCTCTTACTTTTACTGTTAACTTTTTCATTGTGTTTTATTCGTTAATTTATTATTTTAATTTAAACTACCTCATTCTAATTTTCCGGCTCCCAATTGTCGGTATTACACACATAGCAAAAAGAAGTGTCTGGATCGTTTTGATGGCTATGTGACCCACATGTTTCACACCAATATTGTTCATCATCTTCATCATCAATAATAGGATCTCTATCTTTATTGCGTTTTTTAGTTTCCTCGATTCTATACGCAAGGGCGTGTTTTATAATAGGATCATTACTTTCGTAAGCTCTTCTAACAGTTCTAAGAATTTCCTCTGAGTCTCGATATCTTTCTTCGGAATTATCATATTTTTCGTTATCTTCTTTTTCCATGATGTTTTATTATTTCAGTTAGCCTCAACAACCTCAACAATACTCACACAGCCATTAGGTCTAGTTTCTAAAAACTGAAGATTATCCGAACATCCTATAGCTTCTTCGATATTCTCAGGAAGAAGAGCTACACCTTGACACAATTCAGTCAAATCTTTTGCTTCTATTGTTCCTATTATTTGTATTTTTACTTTGTAAAACATAATATTTATTTTATGGAAAATTTATTACTTCTGTTCTATCGGATTCTGGGTCAAGCACGGATACGTTTACTACTTCTTCATAATCCCCACTTCGATCAAAATCCAAATATTTTAACGCTACACTTTCGTTCATTTTACCAGCAATTTCCATTGCTTCTTTCATACTATCGGCTTGTATTTCAGTATCAATAACCAAAGATATTGGATACAACATATCTCAACAATTTACCGGTATAACCTCGCATCTGATAATGTGCATACCTGAGCAACTTAATACTTTGATTGAGTTGCCATCTCTAAATTTCTTAATTCTTTTCATAATATTTTTGTTTTAATAAATTTTTACTAATGTGCAGTTTTCAGTAATTTGAAGAGTTTCTTCTATCAAATCATCAATATTGTGTTTTTCAGCGATGTATAGCACTTCTTCTTCATCAAGTCTAACAACAAACATTCCACCAATGAATGTAAAAACATAACTATCAAATTTAGTCTGAAATTTCCACCTATTTGCTTCTTGTTGCTTTTCTTCTTCTGATTCCATAATTAATCCTCCTATTCTTCAAATAATGTTCCGTCTTCCAAATATTCCCATTCCATATCGTTAGATTGATCTTTGAATGCTTCCATACTTTCAGCCTGTTCGCAATCCGCTTCGCATTGTTCAAAGAACATTTCTAAACAATCATTTATTAGTGACCTGTAAGAAACGCCTTCTATTGGATGTTTTATGAATTTGTATATACAATGTAGTATATCCATATCAAAAGTAATTCCAGTCAATGGACAGTCGGGCACTACAAATATTTTACTAATCCTTTTTCTTCTTTTCCCATCCTTACAAGTATGGAAAATTGTTCTAGGAACATATAAATCATTCCAATTATGATTAATAATATATGTAGCAAGACGAACACCTGTAACACCCTCTAAATCTTCATTCTGATAACCAGTTTCAAATGGCAATTTTATATCAAAAGAAAAATCATGACTACACGAGTCATAATTATAACGGCATCTAATTCCAAATCTCTTAGAAAATTCTTGCAAAGTGTTCTCCGGGTCTTCTCCACGATAATCCAAATCTTTAAGCCAATTATTATAAGCTTTTGTTAAAGCTTCTTCTGAAAGCTCCGATATATCGAAGACTTCAAATGTTTTTGTTATCTTTTTCATCTTTTACATTATAAAAATTAGTCATTGATATTCTAATAATATCGTCTTTTGATCTTCTTCTTATATTTTTTATTACTTTTTGATCATCAGCGGAAATTCCATCAATAAAAATAGCCGTCTTTGATTTTCTTATAGCAACCATAGCTTCACGATTAAAAGAATTAATATTGATCAATAAAACACTTGAATCTTTTGAATAATATTCATTCAAGTCCGAACGATACAACCTCAATACTTTTTCCTGTTCTATTAAAAAACCCTGTCTTGCGGACGCAACCAAATTATCTTCAGTAATAGATGTAATATTTCTAGTATTTTCTATATTACTACAAATAACAAGTAAAAATATATATTCCTTCCCAATACTCTTAAGGTATTTTATTCTTTCATTTAACTTCACAACCAACGAATCCATATCGGACTCAATTTCACTTAAAAATTGTAAGTTATGCATCATCAAAATTTTTTAATTATTTTTACAACTTTTTCTTTCTCCACCGAAGATCCTTCTTGTGCTCTTCGAGAATACAAATTTTTAAGTCTATTCTCAGCAGTCAATACATCAAATTTTAAATTTTGTATTGCTTCATACAAACATACTAAGGTTTTTCTTTCATAATTAGCTTCCTTATGCAAGAAAATCTGATCATTAATCTTTGCAGATATTCTGTTCACATCTGTAAGAATCTCTTCTACTTTTTCAAGATCATTCATGATACTATTTTTTAATAACCGTAACTAATACAAAACTTGTCATAGCTACCATTCATTCTAGTAGTAGGCATTTCAGTAGATTGCACACAAACCGAATGCGTACACATGTGCTCGTAAGTAAACTGGATATGTTTTGCTATTTGGTATTTTAGACCAACATCAAATCTTATCTGTTGAGGAGAAAAGTTACCAGGTAATGGATTACCAGCCATTTTGCAATATACCGTATTATCAAAGTAAATACTAGCACGCTTATATTGGTACTCCAGACCACTTTTAATCATAATAGGAGGTTCCTTGTAATTTATTACCACATCTCCAGTAGTTGTATTAATTACTCCGGGCATTGGAAAGGTTGTTATGGTTTGAGACTGAACAAAAGCGTATGATGGACTCAACTCATAAGATATTGCAATCTTTGGCTTCAGTTGTCCAAATACACTCATATTGCCGGCACAAATCATTGCCAATACGATATATAATTTTTTCATTGTCTTTATTTTGTTATTTTACCTTCGTACAAATCGTCAATATACTTTTCAAAAGTTACGCCTTTAGCTTTTGCATCATCTACTTTTTCAGCCAAATAACTAGCAAATACTGAATATATTTCATCCATATCAAATATATATCCTCCTATATGGAACCAAGAAATATCAAGATATTCCTTATCTAACAAAAATCCGCTAAAACTTTCGTCCACATACCACATCAAGTCTTCAAGAATTAACTCAAACGCTTTTTTGTTTTTGCATAATTCCAAAAAATCATAATCTTTTTTGATATGGTTTTTTAATGCCTTTATCGCTGTCTTTTTTTCCATGATTATTTTTGTCTTTTAAATACAGTTCCACTGGTACAAAAACCACAATATATGCAATTTACCATTCTGTCCCCAGAAAACAAATCACATATATCACATTCATGACAACCATCGGATTCAACCAAATTATAAATATTGTGATTATTTATGTTCAATGTTGTATCTTCTATTTTTATTTTTTCATATTCGGCAGAAGTTACCGGACTTATTATTTTTATTTCCATAATTATTCTTCATTAAATCTATCAGATTCCATAATTTCTTCTACCAACGCTTCCAGATTCTGATCTAAAGTGAAATCTGGATCGTATTGTATTGAGTATTCTTTCATTACGCCACAATTTGTACAATCGCCGGCATAGAATTCGTTCGTATCCTTATCATAAGTTACATACAAAATAACATCCTCATCATGTCTATTTGTAAGCTGCATACAATGGCTACGCATATTGTAGACCATGTCGGCAATTTGTTCATTTGTTGCGCTCATATTATTATATTTTACAGTAATACAATCCTTTCAAAAATTCACCCTCTCCAGACATTTCCATCAAATCGTCTACGTTATATCCCATTTGTGATGCCCAGTATAACATTTGGCATGCATCATTTTCTTTATCCGTAAAAGAAGAGTCACCACCCAAATTATTATAAAACCAAAACATTTCAGTATCAGACCACAATCTTCCTTTTTCTTTAACAATTCCGTGGAATATAGCGTTTAGTACAATATCGTTATTATACAAATTAGCCAAATCTCTGGGGATCATTGTTGCCAGTGTGATACACTCATCATAACCACCGCATAACATGTCTTCATAAACTCTTTCTTGAAATTCTTCCTGTAATGAAGACATTTCTCCTTCTGAATAATCAATCACAAGAAACTCATCTTTTATTGCTAAAAGAGTTAACATTGCCCCCATATCTTGCGCGTCTTCATAATCTGGACAATTACAGATATTGATTACATCTTTCTTTGATTGAGGCATAAATGAATCAAATCCATCACAACTTTTCCACATTTTAGGAATCTCCACAAAATCTTCAATTAAGTTTTTTAAAGATTTTCTAAAAAGCTTTTCATTTACAAATTCAACAATTATATCAATCGAATCAGTGGAATTGTTGTATTCTTTTGGTGAATAATATTCGCCTAATGAAAGTTTCAATCCGTATTTTTCAAACATATTTTCGTCAAATATTTCTTTTGCAATTTCCAAAACAAGCTCTTTGTATTTGTCAAAATCAAAATTAGCCTCATATACAAAAGAATTGTCTTCATATCTGGGATCAGAACTTTCGTATTGTTCCCAAAATCTTTCGCCCATTTCAGTTGGACCTATTAAAGATTCATACAAACCCGGATCCAATATAGGAAACAGGTTTGTGTTTATTGTTAATGTTTTATTTGTCATGATTATTTTCCCCTATATCTTTTCAATATCCTGTCTCCACATTTAATATACCCCTTAAGATCTTCATCATACATCTTTTTCGCCATCTTAAAAGATGAATATCCCTTTTGCAGATAATATACATTATCCATAAAATAATAAATATCGTATGTTCCCATAATCATTTCTTGTTATATGTTTTCGTATAGATGCAATCCCCCTTTTTATCTTCAATATCAACCTGTACGGTATCACCTGGGCTTGCATAACCTAATGCAATTTCTCTCATATCCTTTTTAGCAACCCTTTTGTTTGTAAATAAATATGGTACACATGTAAATATTGAACCATGATTTATGCTGAAATTTCCATAATACTTTTCCATAATTTTGTTCAATTTTTAAAAAAACTACGCCTTATTGAAGACGCTTGATTCCAAATACCTTTTTATAACCCTTTTTAGTCGTGCATACCTTTTACGGCAACTAACTAAACTATCTGATCTCCAATCTTTTCCAGAGAAATAGTTATGACAAATTACCAATTCTTCGACTGTTTCTATCCCCAGACACCCCTTATGCGGCTCCACTATATCATACACAAAAACTTCTACATGATAGCATCCGTCCTGGTATAGTTTCAAGTATACTCGCTTCTTGTTGCTTTCATATATTGTAAGTTGCACATATCCGCAAGCCAAATCGTATTGATTCAACTTATTTTCACTGGAAATTTCTATTTTATTTTTCATACCTTTATTTGTTTTGAATATCAGTTAATTTTTTTATTTTAATAATACCAATACAAATTTTGCCCATATTCCATTTGGGGAATAAAAAAGAATTGTTTCTTGCATACCCTTTCAGATACCAATTGCATTCCCTTATTCCACTACCCCAATGATCAGATACTCGTACTACAGTATCTTCTTTGCTATTTTTGTAATAAGTAGAAGAACCGCTTTTTGCAAATTGAGTGAATGTATTTGGTACTTTGTCTATTTCCACAAAAGTACCTACAGACGCATTCCAAAAATTATTTATATCTAATTCCATAATACTGTTTATTTTATTGTTAGTGGGCACTCCAGAGTCGAACTGGAATGTTCCGGCTATTCGTATAACTTTGTCTTCGCTGATTATAAAGAGAGCTACGCTTTTAGCTAATTATGCCCTTTTTTCTACGAATTTTTTAACCCAATTAGGCATACATTCGCTCCATTCTTCACGGGGTACAAATGCAATCCAAAAAATCACCCCCACAAATTTTAGTGGAAATAATAGAAAGCTACGCTTTTTCATATCGTTGTTCGATTTACAGTGAATAATAAGAACCATTACTCCATAAGAAAGTCATAACTGGGTGTGCATATTGCGCCCTATATAAGTCCATCTTTGACATTTTGAATACATCTTTTGAGTAGTCTATAACCACCTCAGTATTCAGCTCCATATCGTACGCGGTTACTTGATCTGTTACCAAATCGTACAATTCTATCGTAACTTCATGCTTTTCGCATATTTCTTCCTGATTACAGGCAATTAGTGCCGGCAATAGTAACAAAACAAATATCAATTTTTTCATAATTTTAGTGTAATGTAAAGTAAAACATCCCTAAACAATTAAAGTGAGCCACATATCCATTTTCTTTTGCAAGTTCACTTATCATTTCTTTGTCGCGTTCATTATGGACACATTTAGCTTGCATCCATAAATCAAACACACGTTCCCCGTCTAATGTGATAGCGTTTTTCAAAATTTCGCTAAATTCTTTTTCACCTGTTATCATAATTTTACAGATTTGGAATAAACTCAAAAAAGCCACGCTTTCAACAAACATGACTTACCAAAAGGGCACAAAAAGCCCTCAAAATTGACTATATTTTCAAATATTTTAACTACAAAGCATTCATAGATTTTGCAGCTAAAAACGCACGTTCATTACCGTACGTCTTACAGTGTTTACGAATACCTTTTGTTTGGCATTCGTCAAAGGCTGTTTTAACGCGTTTTTCAACACGTTCGCATCTATCGTATACATTTGTATCAGTCGTAACCGTAAAACGATTACAAGCCTTATTTGCGCCTGTGGGTGTAATAGCCGAAACACCGTTTGCAGTCACTGAAAGAACACAGTCTACTCTACAGGCACGTTTTATCAGTGAACGGACTATGTTTTGAGTTTCTTTACTCGGTACGATAACTTTGAAGTCCCGCATCCATTTGTTTTTGCGAATGATCACAAAGAAATTTATACCTTTCGTAATCACACTTTGCACACTTTCGTACTGTGCTAATGTTAGAGTGATACCGTGTTGCATTGCAGCACATTCGATAGCACTTTGAATTTCTTGTTTGTTCATAACTTTGTTAATTATTTTAACAATTAAATTTTGGGTGTAAAAATACTGCAAAGATCATTACAACCTTTGCAGTACTCACAAACCGCCTAGTAAATTCATACAGGGTGGTTATGTGTTCGGCTTAAGCAGCCTTTTTGTCTTCTTTCTTTTCAGACTTTGGAGCGGCTACAATTTCTTTGGCAATATCTTCAGTAATCTTAAGATATTTGTCCAACTTTTCATTGATAGTTGTAAAAAATCTAGCCTGTGCTAAAAAGACTTTTGCATGTGCTGAAAGAGTATCTTTAAACATGTTAGGGTCGCATTTCATAAGTCCGTACTTTGCACGCAACTTTAAACAGGTTTTGTTTAGAGGTTGTTCACTTACAACCGCCTTGCTCAATTTACCGTCGCCGTTTGTTCTAAAAATTGTAAAGTTGTTTGTAAGGAACGTATTAATGTAACTGATTTGCTTGATGTTTGTCAAATCAGATTCGCCGTTAATTTCATCCCTTACCTTACTTTCTGAAACGATAGCTAAAAGAAACAACTTGATAAGAGAAACCTCTTTGGTATCTTTCAGCCCGTTTATTGTAAGGACTTTTACAGTTGTGTCAATCCCACCATCATTTGAGGGGCGTTCGGTTTGTTTTACTAGAATAATACTGTTAGCGTCAAATACTAATGAAGAAACGCTTTGATTTTTGAATGTGTTAACTTTAATCATAATGTTATCTTTCAACTGTAATTGCATTTACAGTTTGGTCGCCCTTAAGCAACCGTTATGTTTTTATAAGAGTGATGCAACACCCCCGTTTATTCTAAATTTTTGCTCAACACTTTAATACGGCTTGCAACGTACGGCAACCTGTATGGTTGCGGGCGGTTTTACATGGTGCATACTTTTTGACTGATTACTCAATTCGTATCAGATACTTATCATAACAGAAAGTCAAACTACATAATTAGATTATGCGTGTGCTCAACTTATTGCAGCGTGCCACCATCATAGCGACAAACGTATCAGTCAAAAAGCAATATTTCAAAGAACCTTTTCACGCATCCACTTGATGCAACTTTCAACTCTTTTTCACAACGTGCTTAAGAACGTTCGTTGGCGGTTTTAAAAGGGGCGGATGCGACCGCCTGTTATTTCAGCAAATGAAAACCTTTTTTAGTAAGTCTTTTGCCTATCACCATAGACAAATGAATAAGTCCGAATATCAAGAAAGCGACTAGGCTACAGCCTAAAATAGTTTGTGCTATCATAACGCTAAGATATAAATTGTAGCCAAAATCAATACGGCTGTTAGTACACATATTAGCTTCATAATCTATAATTTTAAATGTTAGTATTCTAAATCGTCAACCGTATACTCAATTCGTTCCCGATTGATATGACAAATGTATGCTGTATATTGATAGAGTGTATATTTTAGTCCTGTTATTTAACGTCTATTAGCTATATAAGTGTGTATTTAGAGTAATGATACTTTATGAAATGTATTTTAAGTTACTATATGTGAAATATATTAGTACTTGTTAACAGTATTATTAGGTCAAATATAGATAAGTGGTTGAGTATAAGTCCTGTATCTAGTTAGTCAACACCGATATAGCAGTAGAGTTATGATAATAGTATTCAGTGCAGGTATAATATACGCACGCACGTACGAATATAAAGAATCAAAGAGTAAGGGTAAATGATGTGACCTGTATAGTGATGTGATGTGATGTGAGTATAGTGTAAGAGTCGAAAGAGTATTAAGGCGTGAAGTTGCAAATGATATAGTGATCTGTATGTTGAATGTGTACAATGATGTATAGTGCTTAGATATGTGCTTAGATAGTGTGTACAATGTGATAAGAGTAGTGTTATTGTGATGTGATAGCAGCGTTACAGTATACAAAAGTTACTAATGGACTTTGTGTATGATGCCTGAATGAATATAAAATGAATAAAGATACTATAAATACAGCCGTTTACAAGGCTTGCGGGCATACTCTAAATGTTAAAAAATGTTAAAATGGATATTGACGTTATTGGTTTAAATTTTATAGTACTGATAAAAAGTATCCGAATGCCTAAAAATTAAAGTAATGGATGCAATTTTATAATATTAGTTTCACTTTTGTACAAAGTGAATGTAGTTAACTATCTGATAGTCAATATTTTAGCGTCAAAATTTTCTAAAAAAAGCGCGGTGGGGGTGGCACTCGGCGCGAAGACCATACACAAGAAATTCCCAGTTTTCCAAGTCCGGTTTTTAACACTACTGATTCCCAGTTATATTATATGTTCATACATTTTTTATGCAAAAGTGTCGACATCCATTCTCCGATCGTTCCTGAGTATCCCCCATAGCGTTTCAAACTATTCACACATTGCACCCAGTGATTATAACTATGCCCAATAAGTGCCGAATAAGCCTCATAGATGCACTACAATCAACTTTCACCACTATCCTGAACACTTATATCACCCAGCATAAAACTTTGCATTCTGATGCATTATGAGCAATATAAATTTCTGAAGTATGTTTTTAGAAGTTTTGATATAACGATTTCCAAAATTTTTTCCGACCCAAATTTTCCAAGACCTATTTTTGCCACATACCGGAATTTTGTAATATCGTTTCATACAACTGGAAGGTTTCCCAAAATATCGCATAAAGTTCTCCTGAAGTATCTGAAGAAGTGTTTTTATCTGTTCTTGAAGCATTAGAATCGTACCCTGAAATAATCCAATATCGTAAAAACGATTCTAAGGTACTTTTTTTAAACGTTTGTACCTAATTCATATAAGTAATCCAAACACATACCAAAATGCAATCCTGAGTGATATATGATCCATTTACGGCATACTGTTATAATATCCACAATCGCACTGGTACTAAAACGAAAAAGATTTGAAATGTCTGGGAGGTTATCCTATTCATTTCAAATCTTATCCTGAAAGATTCTTGTAGTTATTATTTCTCTGCCTTAAATTTTTCCTGAACGATATGTTCCCCTTTGTCATTATTTTCATTCCATTCCATAATTTTGTTTGCTGAGATGTTGTGATAATACAGCGACACTTTTTTGTTAATCCATTTGAAGTCGAACAATGATCTCAGAATATCTGCTGGAACGTTTGACTCGGTTACTGTAGAATCTATAAAATCATCGTACAAGTATTTCATAACAACTTCACCGTTCTGATATTTGTTCAGAAGTAAAAAGCAAGCATACTCCAGGTCCGTTAAGTTTTGAACATCTCCGTTTCCTACCTCCTGAATGATTTCCAAATATCTCTTGTTAAGCATATGCTCCTCACGCTTAGAAATTTTTTCTGTAACTGGAGATTGAATATTCCTAAGTTCTCTTGAATCTAGTTTGAAAAGTTTTGTGCCGGAAAGATCAATGTTGATTTTGAACTGGAATATATCAGAAGCTTCTTTTGGGGTTAACTTGAATTCCTTATCGCTTTGAATAAGATCATCATAGATCGGCTGAAGAATTGTATCGTAGAAAATACTAACTGGAAGTTCATCTTCATCTAGCACTTTTAAAATTTCAGTCGGGTCCGTAATACCTGTTGTTTCTTCTGGAGATGATTGTAGAGTATTCCAAACCTCTCTGATTAGAATTTCAAAATCTTCTTCATGATCTTTTGGGTAGAGCATAATATTTTCAAATTCTTTTTCTGAAACTTTATTATATTTTTGATCTGCTCTTGAACGTTCCAAATCTCGTATAGAATTTTCTGAAGATTGTTCTGAAGAATTTTTAAAGATTTTCTCTAAAGAATTTTCTGAAGAATTTAAAAGAATATTTTTAGAGTTATCCTGAACGTTTTCGTTTTTTTCTTCTTCAATCGTTTTACCCCCCTTTATTATACAACTAGCGTTGTATTTAATTTTTTCTTTATTTATTTCTTTCTTTAATATACTGTATCCAGTCACTGGCGTAGATGGACCATCCTCTACGCTAGTCATTGGCGTAGATTTTCTTAAACTACGCTGTTCATTAGCGTAGATGGAATTTTTGTTCTCATCACCACCTTTATCGAAAACATCACCTAAATCTTCTACGCTGTTCATTGGCGTAGTTTGATGCTCTACGCTAATCACTGGCGTAGTTTTGTGTCCATCTACGCTAATGGTTGGCGTAGAGGCATTATCATCTACGCTGGTGACTGGCGTAGAGCTTCCTTCTACGCTGTTCATTGGCGTAGCAAATCCATCTACACCAGTAATTAGCGTAGTTGTATGTTTTGCTACGCTAGTCATTGGCGTAGATTCGTTTCTAAAACCAAACATTTCTTTTATTTTTTCAATCTCTTCGCTGTCTATTTTTGAAACAGGAATGAAACTATTTCCCATAAAAGATAACTCTCTAATTTTTACATAGCCATCATAACTTAACCCATAAAATGCTTCACAAACATATTTTATTTCATTCCAGTTGATTGAATATTCTGGAGTGGTTCTTCTGCTTCCTGACTTGTTTATTATTCCAAGATCAATTAATTCATCCACTCCAGTTTTAACTGCAAACTTTTTAAGGTTGCAAACTTTTTCTATACTTGCTGATGATAACATTACAGGTTTTTCTCCTAATAGTTCTCCTGTAGATTTGTATATCAACATAAATATCTCCATCGCGTTTGGAGAAAGTAAAATGTTTATTCCAAATGGAACAACTAAATAACTCCCCTTAAATTCTGATACTTCCATCTCTTTGTTTTTTAATTGTTCATCAATGTTAGTTTGACGTAGAAGTAATGAAACTTTCTATCAATCATTTGCTTTGCCAGTGTGAACCCATTTCTTTTAGCGAATCTTCCAACCCGGCATCTGTTTGGTTCAAATACGGATTGTTCTTTGTAAGCTTCTGTCATTTCTTCAATACTTACTCTTCCCATAGACTTTACATCTATATTTTCTACTTTCTTTACCATTTGTTTTGTGATGCTATTGTTTTTATACTTTGCCACGTAACGATCGTTCCAGTTTCCTGACGTGTCATTGCAGCTATTATTTTTGCCAACCTGATTGAATCAGTAGGCTTTATTCTTCTTCCAGCATTGATGCCGGACCACCTTTCAACGTTTGCGATATACTCTTCAGTATCGTTTTCGTTTACTGGAGCATACTTGGTTACGATCTTTCGGATAGTGTTCTGGTGATATATATTGATATAGTTCTTCACCAGTATATACGCGGCTCGGTAACCGTTCTTGAAACAATTGAATTTACAGAAACCTTTTTTGTGTCCACTCAGACCTTGCCAATTGTTATTGTCTTCATGACGAACATTAACTGGGTTCTTCAGTTGTGTCCCCAACATTGTTGAGTCCACGTAGATATGTTCTATTACTGCTACATTTTTTAATTCCGGGAAATTAAACGTTATGTTCTGGTGGCTTTGCATACTTAGATTGCAAGTAGATGTAGCGAATGCCACCAGTAATATACATCTCTTGATCATAAACCCATTTCTTTCAATATACTATCAATAGCTTTCGAGTTGCTATTATCGACAGTAAGCTTATTAATTAAAGCTTGTTGCGCTTCTCTTGAATGTTTAACCATTTCAAACTTGTCTTTTGATATTAACTCAGACTCCGCGTTCTCTAATAAAATATTAGTTGAATATGTCTGAGTGTAAATAAGAGAGTCTGTCATTCTTACCATTGGAAGAATTACCTTATATAGCAAATCAAAATTCTTTTTTGCTTGCTGTTGTATCTTGAAGAACATAAATGCTCCGGCGGATAACACTATCGCGAAAAGTGTCGCGATTACTATTACGAAAGTTAAATCCATATTTTAAATATTTGAGTTAATAAATGACGGACAGTTCTCGTCTCCTATAACATGATACTTAGGTATGACATTATACGGTCCGCTTAATTTTTCTATTGATATATTGTATCTCATGCAATTGTATCTATCCCAGCAACCTATCCTCTTACATAATCTTCCACGACAAATTTTTTTGTAAACAGCCTTAGATATAAACTTAGCCGTGTTTGGAAATTTGTCTATGAATATTAATGGGACGTAACCAATGAAGTAGGATCTGTTAGTTCTGGTGTAAGTCAAATTCTTTCTCTGAATGTTTACAAATTCTTCATTCGATTTATTTATAAACTTCAGTGGTCCGGACTCGATCATTGATTTTATTATCCAAGCCCCTTTATTTATTATTTCCAAATCTTCAGGAGGATTGTGGATTAGATTTATCCAGTATGCACATCTACGGCAAACTTTATAAATCAACATGGTATTTATCTCCTTGTCTATATAAAGTATTCGGTAATCTTCGCCCTGCTTCTGCAAATACTCTTCATTACCGCAAATTGAACAATGATATTTTTGTATGTTTCCGTACCTAAGAATAGGTTCTATTTCTTTTTTTTGTAGCGTAGGATCAATCATGTCAGAATTGTATTAAGTTAAACGCTGAATTTATTTCATCTTCTCTTAGACCAATATACACCTTGGTAATATCTATACTGGAGTGCTTGAAGATGGAATTTAATATTACCAGGGCTTCAGATTTGTTCTCTGTAGAATCGTATATGTATCTACCGAAAGTTTTCCTGAATGTGTGTGTTGAAAAATTTCCAAGTGTAAGCTTGTATCTAATCTTCCAAGCTTTTGTTTTGTTGTTGATATATTGTATCGTCATGGCCCGGCCGGTAATCTTACTTACAAATATAAGATCGTTTCTATTTGGGCGGTCAAGAATATTGTATAGGTTCTGTATCTTATTTT